ATATTCATCTTCATCATCTCTGCTTCTGATTGTTCTTTCTTTATAACAATAAACTTTTTTACCACTATTTAAAAATTTAATAATATCATTTTCAGATATTAAAATTTTTAAATTCTCATCAATGGTTTTTAATATATTTAATTCATTAATCTCAATATATTGAGATTCTAAATCATTTATTTTTTTATATATTTCTTTATCAATACTGTTATTTTTTTCTATTTTTTCTTTAATATCCATATTTTTTTATCTTTAATACTACCTATTATATTAATAATTTCATCGAAAGTTTAAATTATTAATAACAAATATTAATATATATGTTTATGGTTTTAAAATTTAAAAATTACATCAAAGAAACAACAGATAATCCTATTAGTACATCAAAAATAGATGTATCAAATAAAGCATATTATTCAGAAGATGCTATAACATTTGGATATATTCCCGAAAGTGAATATTATTTTGATAGACAAAATATTGAAGAATATGAAATGATTTCTGAAGAAAGACCAAACAACCCTTATTATTTAATTCAATTAAAAAAATTAAAAAAATATGCTAAAACTCATTATGATAAGATTTTTTATGGATATGACACACAAATAACATATGATGAATATATTGATAAAATATCAAAATTACCAACAATTACAGAAGATGTAGATGAACCACTTATTATATATGTTTCTAAAATAGGATCTGAAATTACACATAATGTATCATATACTAGAGAAGATTTTATTTATCCAGGAAGATTGTGGGTAGATGCATACTATATTTCATTTTGGAAATACCCAGAAAATAATAATAAACTATTAAAAATAATAAGTGATATAAATAAAGCATATAAAATCATATTTAACTATAATCTAACATTAACAAATAATATTAATGTTGAATTATCATATGATTGGTCAAAACATAATCATAAAAATGATGATTTAGACGATTATGTTATTAAGGCAAAGGACTATGTAAAAAACAGTGTAAAAACAAATAAAACCATTTTAAATACTCCACATAATGAGAGAGATTATAAAAAACGAAGACAATGGTATTCAGATAATGAGTATAAATCTAAAAAATCAGAATGGAAAAAATGGATGAAACCATTTGAAAATTATATATTTAATGATTTAGAATATTTGTTCTTAGAGAATGGGTTCACAGAAAATGAATTAAATGATATAAAAGAAACAGGGTACTTTAATAATATTGAATATAGTAATAATAAAATAAAAATATATAGATCATTATCCTTACCAAAACATAAAGTAATAGTATTTTATAACAACATTGATGATATTGGAGAATATTGGTCTTTAAGATCGGACTTAGGACCAGTTTGGGGAAGAATAGCTCAAGATAATTTGATGTTCCCAAAAGAAGAAATTATAGATATTAAATGTCACTCATATATACAAGCTAATGAGATAGATTGGGTGATGATGAGATATGCATATGATGATGATTTTCATAATTTCACAGATGAAAAAGAAATAAGAATAATTAATTTCGGTAAAAATATTAAAGATATTAAATGCGAAAACATTAAATATTAAAATCAATTGATGTTCCAATCATTGAAAACTCAGACAATATATTTTTTAATATATCTTTAATACCACTATGATATGGTTCGGATTTTATTATGTTTTCTATTGTTTTATATACACTTACACCATTCGGACCATTTAACATATGTTTTATTTTTAATATATTATTTTTGTGAGATTTATCCTTATATGTAATACCATCATCTGTATTAGATATTAAGTTATTTATTAACATTTTATTGTCTATATGTTTATATACTGTATCATATATTTTTATAAATAGTGATAATTTTGCTTTAAATGTTTTATTTTGTTTAATGTCAGAATTAAAACCTTCAATATATTTAAAAATTTTTAAAAAATTTACTATTTCTTTTTTTGTATGATATTCCAAAGTTCCAATACTATTAGTGATTTTCCTAGCGATTGTTTTATTTACAACTAATCCTTTTTTTATAAAATACATAAATTGATCATATTTATAAAATGAATAAGATAATAATTCATTATTATCTTCTTCAATATTTACTCCCATATCATCAATTAATGTATCAAATACTGTTTCATCGAAAAAATTATGAAATCTTATATAAAAATACACTAAATTCCAATCATATTTATCAACTAATGGTCTCATTCCCTTTGATATATAAAAATCAAAGCATTCTTTATTTTTACAGCCAAATAACATATTTCTATCAAATTGGTCTAATATTATATCATCATCAACGTGATTTAAAATATAATTTATATATTGTTTATTTTTTGATTTTTTTGCATCTTTTAATAATCTCATTTTATCTTTATTTATTATCTTATTAAATAAATCTATATCTTTTTCTCTTGTTATTTTAAGTATTGATATGATTGTATCTATATCAAGTGATAAATTTTCTAATATATAACTATTATATTTTTTCATAATACTATATATAAAAATTTAAAACAAAAGAAAAACATATAACATATAATAAGATATGAAATTTAAGGAAAATTATTTATATCATTCATATTTAAAAGGTGAATTAGAAAATGGAATTAAAGAGATTTTTAAACACCACTATCGTGTAAACTTATTAGGTGGTTTTAAAAAAATAATAGAATTTTTTATTAAATATCACATAGATGATGATGATTATAATATGTTTATTTTTGCGCTTTATTATAGAATTGGAATAGAACATATTGATATAGAAACACTATATAATTATTTAGTGAATAATTTTGATAAACAATTAGATATATGTAAAAAAGAAATTAATATTGATACCGAAGCAATGGTAATTGGTATATTAGCAAGCAATTATTTAACACATATAAGAATTAATAAATTAAAAACTATTCTGAACCAAGTAATTTAATATTATTATCTATTAACATCTTCATTTTAGTATCATCAATATCACATAAATATTCATCTAAATCTTTAGCTATTTTGTTGAAATTCTTTTTCACATTATTAAAAAAATCTTCTGCTTCTTGTGACCATTTAATTAAATTAAAATCTCTACTAATATCGTGATTAAACATATACCATTCTCGGTTTTTATTGTTAGAAAAATATGCTTCTTTATTAGTAACATCATATATTGAATCTCTTGTTTTATATTGTGTAACCGATTCCCCCATTATAGTTTTTTGTTGGTAACTATATACAATAAAAAATTGAAAATTCATATTGAATTTTTCTCCGGTATAGGAAAAATTAAAATTATCTTTTGTTTTATGTGTACTATGATTAAATTTAATAGCAATCATTTTATCACTTTGTGCTGTATTAAAATTTTTAATAGATATACAATCATTTGATATTATTAATAATTGAGAAATTAAATCACTCAATATATGAGATGATATTTTTTGACGAAATTGTTTATGTTGAGTTTTATTTGGATCCCATTTTCCTGGTTTACTTGAATTATATTTATCATCTCCTGTATCTTTTATATAATCAAATATATACTTTGGAATTGTTGTATGAAATAAAAAAATATTATTTTTTAATTCAGTATTAATTCTGATTATAGTATCTTCATTGGTAGTAAAATCTTTATTTACTAACGCTATTTCAATTTCAAAATTATTTTTCATAATATTATATTTTTCATTCTATGCAAAGATACAAAAAAAAAAAAACATAACTATAATATTTTATGTGAAATTAATTTATGATTTTTTTAGAAGTGATAATATCAGTATTATTTATTATAAAATTAATTATACCACCCTCAGTTATTAATATTGCATCATACCCCTCAGAAAAAATTGTATCTATTTCAGATTCTATTATTTCCCACGTATCAGAATTAGAATTATTTTCTATTAATTCTTCATATGATGAATATACGAGACCATTATATGAATCGTGTATTTCCTCAACCCAATCAAATAATCTTGCATAGTCGTCATCTTTTAATGAATTAAATACTTTTTTTGGTTTAATATTTATTTCATATATATTACTCCCATAATCTTTTGAAAACTCAACACTTGTAGATAAAAAAACTTTTTTTAATTCAATTACACCATTTTTATAATCTGTACCACGATATGTTTTAATTATATCTCCTGTTTTTAATTTTCTCCAATCTGGACCATTAAAAAATAATTTTTCTTTTAAAAAATTTTTATAAAATTTCATGATTTATATATAAAAAATAAAAAATATAAAAGTTTAATTCAATTAACGAATTTAATCTTTAAGAAGTATTGTTTTTAATTTTTCTTTTCGTATAATAATATTATATAATACTTCTTCATAATCCTCAACATTCTTAGTTATATTGGACTTGAAATAATAAAATTGTTTAATTTCTCCTAAAAAATTATAATTGGATTTAACAAAAAATATAATATCAAACATATCCCAATAATCTACTGTGCTTTTTGTTTCATTATAATAATCATCTAAAAAAGTATTATATAAACTATCATCCAAATTAAAATATGTTAAAGTATTAAACACACTATCTTCATTATTTAATTTTATAAAAAAATTACCCACTTATATTATTATATATTTTTTCATCAACTATAATATTATAATCCTCTAAATATTCATGTGATAATTGGTTGACTGCAATTAAATCAGTATCAATATTAGAATAATGTATATGATCAAATGCTTTAATTATTTCCCCTTTATCATCTTCCGTAGGAACTATTATTTTATATTTTGTATATTTTATATTACCATGAGCATAATCACTATATCTATTACCTTCTAATACTTTTTGTATGTTAATATTTTGAGTACTATTACTATCATTAATATAAGCACAATATTCTTCATCTAAACTACTTAAAACATATGATGCTGCTAATCCAGTTGCACTATGACCATCTTTGTGTTCTATTTCTAGTGGTGATTCACAACATATTGACCACCCATCATCTTCTATAAATTTTATAAATTTTGCTGTCATTTTGTGATTCTTTTTTTTATTATAGTCAATTGATAATTTTTGTTTCAAAAAAAAAAAGTAGAATATAAATATTCTACTTTTTGTTGAATGAGTTCAGACTAGTACTGCTCATTGAGACTATCTTACTTGAAATAAATCAGAGGTCGATAACACGCTATTTTAATCTAATATATGAAATTAATTCATATTTAATAAATAATATTATTAATGTTTTTATTTTATATTTTATATCTTCTTTAATAAATGTTGTTTTATTAAAAGAAAATATACCTAAACATAATCTTAATTTCACTGATATAATCCCACCACAATTTTTCATTTACTATATATAGAATATCTAATATAAAGTTTATATAATTTATCAATATTTTTTTAATAATTTATTGGATTTTAATGTAATTTTTCTTTAAATAGTCTATTCTAATTATACCAATTCTCTTGTATTTATTTCGAAAAAATAACCACTTTCTATCTTTAGATAACTTATATACGTGAATTATATCATGTGTTTTTTTGTGTTTATATTTACCCATGCTTATACTTTTATTTTTTTGTAGTTAAAAAAAAAAAATTATTTTATTAAATCTTTTACATTATTAAATAATTTTTCTTGTGTATTTAATAAAATATAATCATCATCATATTTTTCGAAAAAAGATTTCATGACATAACCTAATTCTTTACCTTTAATGGGGAATTTTTCCATTACTAATTTTCCATTAAATTTTTCTTTAACTAATTTATTTTTTTCATCAATTTTCTTTAATTCTTTTAACTCATTAAAAAGATTTGCTTCTGGAAAATAATCATTAATTACTTCTAAATATACTGATTTATCTTTATTAAAAATGAATTCATTAGTATATTCTTTTGAATTAATATATTCAAGAAATCCATTATATGTTGCTCTTTTTTTATTTCTTTTTCGATCAATACCAGTTAAATTATCAAATTGAAATCTTTCAGCATTAAAATATTGTGAATTAATAATATATCCAAAAATTTCTTCTACTGTATCAAATCCATTTTTATATCTCTCAAAATCTAAATCAAAAAATCTATGTATTTTTTCTTGGTTTTGAGTAATAACAATGTCTTTCACTACTGTTCCAGAATTACCTCTATATGGATAAACTAATCCAGCATAGCCTGATTTTAAACCAAAACTATGTGCATATTTACCAAGTAAATTCCCAACTGGATCATAATCATAAAAATATGTAGATTCCCAATCACTTACTTTAACAACAATAATATCAATTTGATAATTATCATATGCAAAAGAATGAACATTTGTGTTTGAATTAACAATCTCAACACCAAATTCTTTTTTAATTTCTTCATGTACATTTAATCCATTACTTGATTTAAGTAATAAATCTAAATCTCCGTGTGTTTCTTTATTGTGATAATATTTAACTATCCTAACCTCCGAATTAAATATTTTTTCAATTCTTGGTTTAACTTCTGCTAAAATTCTTTCGTGTTCTGCAGTAGTTTTTCTGTCCGTATAGATTCCAAATCTATTAAGTGCTCTTCCACCCATAAGTCGTATATTTTTTTTTAATTAAGAATTTATCGTATCTCAATATAACGACCACCACTCTATTTAAGTTATAGAGACCTTTTTAATTTATCTACTAATATACTACAAAGGTAATATAAATAAATCAAAATAACAAATTATTTTATTTTATATATAATAAAAAATAAAAGTTTAAATATGAAATCCATAAAAACATATAACTTATTTATCAATGAAGATATAAAAATTGGTAGTAATGTGTGGGAACGCCCCTGGACAAATTCCATCATTATCTGATTTCTCTATCAATGATTATTCTACCGTAGATGATATAATTGACACCATAGAATCACTACCAGAAGATAAACAACATAAATTCATATTATATGTTAAAGAGATGAAAATAAAAAACCCAAAATTCAATAAATATACAATATTTTGGACTGATATTATTAAATATTGGATTAAAAAACAACAGGGAATAACTTCTATTGATGAATTAAAAAATCACATAAAAAGAACACACACACCAATTGAAATGGGGGATTGATGATGAATCTAATTTAGAAGATGTAATTAGTGCGACAACAAAACTCCCTACATATGAACAACATGCTTTTTTGCTTAGTATTAAAGATATGAAAAAAGAATCTCCAAATTTTAATAAAGAAAGATTTGATATTTTCTGGGATAATATAGTAAAATGGTGGTTTAAAAATAACAAATAATATATCCACCCAACTTCAACATATCACATATTTATTTTTTATGTTAATATTTTCTTTATTCTTTATTTAATTACCAAGAAATAATTGTATCTATTTCATTATTTCCACTAGGCTTCATCTCTATTTCATACCCATTTTGAGTTAATATTGATTTTATTTCTAATGACATAGCACCATAATATATAGCACTATAATTACCATCTTCACGAGAATCCACGATAGACTTATTAATAGTTTTTAATATATTATTATTATTTTCAATGTTTATATTATCACTTATTTCTCTTGATTCTTTTGCACTTTTAATAGATTCCATATGTTTATTCTTTTTTAATATTGTTGTTAATGCTTCAATTCTACTATTATTTAAATCCCAAGATTTTTTTCTATGGTTGTCCATAAAATCCTTTACCAAATAGTTTTTACCATCAATATAATAACTGTTTGGTTCTTTTAATTTTGAAATTTTTTTATTGCATTTTATTGCTGGACCATCTAAACAATGTAACATACTATTATTTAAATAATATGTATAATCTCTTGTGTGAATTATATTTACATTATTTAATTTTTCCTTAATATAATTATAATAACTATCATCATTATCATAATCTATTTTTTTATATTTTTTATTATTTATAACAACATATTCTGATGATAATAAATTTATTTTTCTTCCTTTTGGTGAAATAATATATAATAAATGGGTTAATCTCCAACATTGGTTTGTAAAATCATACACACCAAATTTATCATCTTCAACTAACTTATCTAAGTGTCTACCATGTTTAATAAAACCAATAGATCTATTTGTTCCAACATTTTTACTAAATGGACTATCAACAATATTAACCTCTCCAACACTAACAACAATTGTCGTTTCTTGATCAAAATCAATTATTTCATTTGCTGCATCAATACCAGCAGTAATATCATCCGTGTTAAGTACACCTTGTATTGTTCCACCAAATTGTGTAACATCTAAATACCAATCATATTCATCTAATAACGATTCAATTAAAATATTTATATGTTTAGTTGAATTATCATTTATTCCAATATATTTATATTTAGATATTACTGCTGTTAATATAACTTTCATTATGTATATATGTCTTATTTTTTAATAAGTTTTATTTTCACCAATAATCTGCGTGATAATCTCGTTCATCATCATCTGTCATGGTATAAATAATCTTCTTACCACGACATTTATCACATACAATAGTTTCTTTTTTATTATCGTGCATATTTACTAATACTTCAATATACCCACATCCACCACATTTATCACATTCGTTTTTTTCTGGCATAAGTTTAATCTTTAATAAAAATACTAATATATTTTTTAATTATATTTATTAATTCATCTTTAGCTTCTTCTTTATTCTCTAATAAATAGCTTTTATGTTCAAGTAAATCAATATTTTCTAGTCCTTTTTGTATGAATCTAGGAATTATTCCATTATTACTAACATATAATACTGCTCGGTCTTTTCTTAACCAAAAGCCATTATCCTTTAATTCACTAGGTGTTACAGGATATGTATTAAATTCTAAATCTAGTGATATTATTAAAATATCATCTATATATAAGCTAATCCCACGATAATAATTTTCTTTAGGGACTTCATATAAATATTGCTCTACGAATTTTATATCTCTTAATTCCATATCATTTTTTTTTTTAGTTTCTCATATAAGTAGAAACAATGTCTCTATCTATCCAAATTAATCGCAATTTATACTTCTTCTTATATCCATATATTTTTTTATAATGTTCATTTGTTTTTTTAAATAATTCCATCTTCACCAATATCTCTATTTATTGTTGAACGTAAAAACCATATTCCTAAAAAATTATAATAAACTTTTATATGAATAATCTTCTTTAAATGTTGCAGTTTCTTTCATAATATTTAATTATCTAACCACTCAAATATTTCATCTAATTCTTTCCACATATCACCAAAGGTATCTGTTTTTAAACCATATCTAAAAACAGGATATTGTTCTTTATATCTTTTATACATCCTTTTACTTTTTTCTGAATTACCATTTTTTGAATTTCTACCATTTGCCATTCTATCACACAATTTAACATATGTTGCTAAATGTGATTGCCAAATTTTAGGTAAAGTTTTAAATAACATTTCTTTTTTATCAAACCCTCTTTCATCTGTAACACGAAAAATAATATCAGCAACTGTTTTATTGAATATTCGAACCAAATCTTTTTGTGTAGTATCAGTGTCTTCTAATAAATCGTGACCGTGTGCTGCAACAACAACATTATCTTTATTTGATGCTTCAATATAATATAAAAATCGAACAGCATTATCTGCAACCATATTAGTATGAAATGTGTATGGTTTACCACCATATCGTTGCTCTTGGCTAGGTGTTAAATGCTTTAATTTAACATAATCTTTTGCTTTTTTAATTATATCCTTACACATAATATTATTCTTTAAATTGATAATAATGCAAAGGTAATAAAAAAATAACTAATATCCTAATTTTTTAAATATTAAATATATCCACTGAACTTATCCTATCTTTAACCATATTAACTATTTCGATTGATTTTTTTCGATTATATTTAGACATATGTTTTCGTATTAATTCAACAGTTGATAGACTCATATCATTTGATGATTTTCCATCGATCATATCAATACCACCTTTTGGCCACCAAATAACACCAATTTTTTTATCAATAAATATCGTCCTTAATTTCATCATTTTCATATCTTTAAAATTATCCTCAGTTATTTTATGCATATTCTCTATATCTAATGTTTTTTTATAATCACCATTAGGTAATTCTTTAAACCCATCTTCATATATAAATACAAAAAAATCGTGTGTTTTATGTAATGGATTTTCTTGATATATTTGCATAAATATGTCTTTGGATTCCATTTCTCCATTTTCCTCAAAAAGTTTAAAAGTTTTTATCATAATATATATATATAAAAATTAAAATTATTTTTTAAGAATTGTTTTTAATATTTTAGTTCTAGTAAGATTATTCATGTAAGCACCAGATAAATTATATCTTTTTAATAATGTATATAAATCTAAGGTATTAGGACATTTTATTAAAAATATTTCATACATCTCTCTTGTGAGTTCTTTATCTCTAAATTTATCAACACTAATAATAAAATTCTTCTTCTTCAAAATATCATCATAAGTCGTATTATATAATATCTTTTTAAATAATAAAAAATATTTCTTCCACCAATGATTGTTTATTTTTATTTCAAATTCATCATATAACGAATTTATAGCATAAATATTTTGATTATTTTGATTATAATACTTTAATATCCTATAAAATGATTTAATATTACTTATCAAATGTGATATTGAAGAAACATATAAAATAGTATATTCATTGTGTGATCCTTTTTTTAAAAATTTTAAATGATATGTTTTAGATAAAACATCACCCATATAATTACCTTTATATTTTATATCTATATATGGCTTTAACCAATATAATGTAAATATTTGATGTAAATAAATAGATTTTTTTAATCCACTTTTATATATTTCGATTTCTTGTTTTTTTGCTAATGAATTAATTGCAGCATATTTATTATTTGGGAATAATTTTCTTAATATTTTATGACCACCACCAAATATATCACCCATATCACACCACATAATATGTGTTTCATTATTATTTAACTCACATGATTCATTTATACATATATGCTTATCACTAGTAATATCACTATCTAATACATCATTATATATAAATGTACCATCAAGATATAAATTTGATTTACAATTTGGACATATTAAATCACTTTTTTTCATAATATATCTCTGGTTAATGTGTTATATATTTTTTCCAAATCGGCATAATTATTTATTATTTTAATAAAATCTAATGATCCATCAACTTCATCATAATATGATAAAATTGTTTGTTTTCCCTCAAAGTGGATTTGTAATTCATATCTTTGGTCTAACCAAACACCATCACACATTATAAATTTATTTTGGTTACTTAAATCTATTATCATTTTCTAAGTATTGTTTTAAGTTTTAATATTCGTAAATGTGTTAAATATAATGGATTAGATTTAGAGATATAAACTTTATCATAATTCATATTATAAACACTACCATCACTAAACACATAATCTATATTATCATTAGTGTGTTTTACCATATAGCTATCAGTAGAATTTATATACATTAAATATAAATCTGATGTATTAAAAAAATAAGTAACATCTATATTATTAAAATCCATGTTTTTTATAGTAAAACAAAAAATATTTGTTTAAAAATTATTTATTGATTTGTATTTAATTAATAAAGTTTCATATGATGCTTCATCAATATTTTTTAATTTATTAAATAATTTTCCTATACCACTTTCACTCGCAGTAATTTTATTTGATTTAATTTTTTTAATTCTTGAATTAATCATAAATTCTAATTTGTTTTGATTTTCCATGATAAAATGTTTTTATGTTATTTATGCAAAGATATATAAAAACAAAACACAAAACACAAAATATTTATATATATAAATAATAAAAATTATTATAAAAATGGAATAATTAAAATTAATATATACATAAAACAAATAATTAAAAATATGAAAAAATTTACGGATAATATAAACAACAAACAACACCACTATGCTGGTAATGAAATTTTGAAAAATGAATTATTTGATTTAATTGATGAAAATTTAATACCCACAATTGATGGTATATCTACTGATAAACTATCTTTAAATGGTAAAGAAGATTTAGTTATAGCATTATTAAAAATCGTAGAAAATTCAAAAATTGATTCAAAAATTGATATATTATTAAATTTAAATGATATATCAGAATCTAATGAAAATGATGATGTATATAAAACTGATAGAGATGTTGAATTCATAAACCCAACAACAGATAGAAGACAACATTGGCAAACAATTCTACTTGATGGGGAAGAAATCGGTGCTGTTTGTGAAAAAGAAACTTCAATATTAGATCCAATTAGTGTATTTTTCCAAAAAAACATAAAAGAAGAGTTGATTGATAAGGATAAATATGAATGGTATATATCTGAGGATAAAGGACGAATTTTTGTGATATTTTATACATTACAAGAATTAATAGATTTTTCTGAAAAATATAATGAAAAATAAATAATATACTATGAATGTTAAAAAATATAATGAATTAAACGAAAACGGTACAGATATTAGAATATATAAAATATCAAGATACTTGAGTGATTATTTTTATCCAAATGCTAGTAAAAATACATACCCAATTAAATGTGATGGGTTTAGTGAAAAAGATGAAAACTATAAAGTATATTTTAGTGTGTGGGAAAATAATGAATATAAATCCGGACCAATCACAACTATATTTGTACCAAAAAGAGTTATATCTTAAAAAAAAAACAAAAATAATGAAAAAATTTAGTAATATAAATGAAATCAATGATATTGAAAAAACAATAAACCCTAAAATAAATAAATTAGTTGAAAAGCTTGTTTCTTTAAATGTATTTGTATCATATAATGGAAATAGTGATGATATTCTCAACAAAAAAACAAAAATAAATGGGGTTGAAGAATTATCTGAGAAATTATATAAATTGATTGAAGAAGAAATATCAACAGAAAAAGGTATTATATTAGAAAAAATAAAATATAGTAATATAAAAAATAATCAACAAGAAATAAATAAAGAAATACAATTATTGAATGAAACTAAATATGATGATATAATTTTTAGTCCAGAAGATATTTTTTCAAATGAAGATTATACCAAAGACAATAAATCTTTTGTTTTTGAATCTTTAAATAGTATTCCTAATGATTATTTAAGCAAAATAAATAGAAGAGAAGCAAATGATTATTTTTCTAATGGTAATAAATTAAGTATTATATATGAGGGTATAGATAAAGGTTGGATTTTATCATTTATATCATCTAATAAATATGGTATATCTACAGATGATGATAATACCAAATATAAAGAATTTATAAAAGAAAATAATGATTTTATTGCTGATTTTATATCTGCATCAACATCATTAATAGGAACAAAAAATATAAAATTCGATAATAAATTGTTTTTATAATAAAAAATAATAAACTTGTAAATATATTATATCTATAATAATGCAATGACAATACAAGATTTTTTAAAATTAACATATTTAACTACAAAAGAACGATATAAACTTTTAATATTCGACAAAAAAAATATATCTTATGATTTATTTTTGTCTAATGTTGAAAGTTTTTATATTGAAAGACCAAGAATAATATGTTTAGATGGGTTTTCTGTTAGTGTGCAAGGTGGAATCTATACATTATGTAGCCCAAGAAAACATACAAAAATATATGATAGTTTAGAAATAAGCAAACCATCAAGTAAAGACAAAATTTTTATAGATAATGAAGATATTCAATCTTATGTAAAATTACAAGATATTCAAGATATGATTAATCGACACAATGGAATAAATATATCTAAAACTTTTAAAAATTTTTCATCTATAAACTATTATAAATATGTAAACAATATTAGGAAATCTAAATTAAATTGTATATTACAAAAAAATAAATAATTATGAATGAATATAAAGAACACAAAAAAAGCAAACATAAGATTAAAGTTACAAACAATAACAGAACTTTTTTCAAAATATGATTATGATTTAAATGATGTTAATGATGATTGGACTGTATTTTTTTCATCTGAATCAAATAACTTAGTTAAATTTATGATAGAAATATCAAGCACAGATGATACATTTAATGTGTTTAAATTTTTTAACGAAAATAAATGGGAAACATTAAATGATGATAATTTTGATAATATAATAACAATAGCAGAAAATAAAATAACAGAATTATATGGCTAAACATAAGCAAACAGAAAAAATAAATAGTGAGATTAGATCTAATGAAATTAGATTAGTTGGTGAAAATATTACTCCTGGTATATACACACTATATGAAGCTAAAAAAATTGCAGAAGAATTAGAGTTAGATTTAGTCGAAATAAATCCAAACTCAACACCACCAGTGGCTAGAATAATGGATTACCACAAATATAAATATAATCAAAAACAAAAATATAAAGATTCTAAGAAAAAGCAAAAAGCAAGCAAACAATCATTAAAAGAAATAAGATTTGGTCCAAATACAGATGATCACGATTTTAATTTTAAATCTAAAAATGCAAGAAAATTTTTAGAAAAAGGAGATTTAGTTAAAGCATATGTTTTTTTTAAGGGGAGAGAAATAATATTTAAAGATAAAGGTGAATTATTATTATTTAAATTAGCAGATGATTTATCTGATGTTGGAATACCAATATCATTAGATCTAAAATTAGAGGGTAAAAAAATGATAATGAATTTGAAACCATTAAAAAAGAAATAAATATGGAAAAATTTAATATATATAACGGTGATGCAACAGTACAAATAAATGTTGATGATGAAATGAAAACAAAAATCTTTAATAAAATAGTTGAATTTATTAAAGATTTAAATTGTACATCTGGGGAACAATTACAACAATCAGATTCATGTTTATTAGAAGCACCAGAATTAATATCAGATATATTAGATGATATAATTAAACCACAAACTAAGTGGAAATAAAAAAAAATAAAAAAATTATGAATGATATACAATTATTTAAAGAAAAGCAAATAAATGACTATTTATCTAATATTGATTTATTAAACATGAATATTTCTCAGATGAAATCAGAATTAAAATCATTATTGGGTGAAGAACCAGCAATTAAATTAAATTATGTTAATGATAAAATGATAACTGAAGATGGAAATAGTGAAAAAATAGTTGAAAGATTAGATACTGTTACTATTATTTACACAATTAACAAAGAATTAATTCCTGGTAAAGAAATGCCATTCCCAATCTCTAAAACATTTATAGTTGGATAAACAAGTTAAAAATTAAAAAATTAAAAAATATGATGTATAAAATAACATATGTTTCATATTCATTTACTAATGATAATGGAAAAGAAATAGAAAAAATAAAAGACTATATATTAAAAGCTGAAACAGAAACAGATGCAAAATATCACTTTTTATCTAAAAAAATAAAACACAAATATATTAAAAATATATCATTAGATAATTCTAATACTATTGGTAATATGTTTCCAGAATTAGATAATTTATTAAATTAAACCTTTTTTATATTTGATAATTCTTTTATTTTTAATAATAGTGATTCTATTATTTTTTTAAAAGATATTGTTAATGTTCCAATACCAGCATCAATCACAACACCATTAGAAAACATATCATCATTAAAGTTATCAATATTTAATTTATTTGTTTTTATTAAGTCTAATAAACCTATTAAAAATGGGGTATATACTTCGGTATATGATATTAATTCTAATGTGTTGTTGAATATTTGATCTGTGGAATCAATTATAGTAACAAAAATTTTATTTATATTATTTAAAAATGATGTAAAATTTGATAAAATATCATCATAGTTTTTTTCTGCTATTATATTTTTCATCTTTTCGATGTCAGATTTATTTTCATCAACAATTATAGCAACTGAACACGTTGTTAATAATACAATATCTTTAATAGATATATTTATATTATTCTTATTTTTTATAACATTTTCAAATATAGGGAATAATACTGGAATAGCTGTCCCAATCGTTGTAATATAATAAAAATTTAAATTTAAATCTTTTAATAATTTTACATATATATTATTATATTTACTAATATTTAATTTATTTGTTTTTATACTTTCTATTAATTGTGTGTTATAATCATTTAAATATTTCATATAATTATATATAAAAATAAAAAAACTTGTTTTTATAATGATATTTTTATTATATTTGCAAAATAAATAACAACCAATATGGAAAAAATAATTTTTATTACCCCTAGTTTATCGAATATTCGAGAAACATCAATTTTATTGAAAAAAATAACAGCAATATCCAAAGAAATTGATATATATATTATAGAATATGAAGCTAGGGATAATAATAAGTATAAATCTAATATAATAGATATTATATCCTCGAAAAAAATAATCACATTAAATAATCATAGTATATCAAATATAAACAAAATAATAAATAATATATTACCAGATATAATTAGTTTTGAAGATATTCCTGAAAGATTTATGAATAGTGATGAAATATTTACTATATTTAATAAAGATAGAACATATAATATACACGAAACAACATATATTAGAAGCGAAATAGAAATATATTATAAACCTGATCTATTTATATTTTATAATAAAAATCTAAAAAAAATATATGATATATATGGTGTTCCTATTGAAATTATAAATTTTCCATATAATTATATAGAGATACAAAATAAAGACACATTTATTGAACATTTTAATTTAGATAAAAATGTTTTCAATATATTAGTTGTTGGTGTACATCAATATAACAATCAACAATATATTTATGATTTAGCCAATCAATTTGAAAATTATAAAGTCAATTTCATTTTTGTTGAATATGAACAAATACGAGTATTCGATTTACCAAAAAATAGTAAATACTTAGGAGTAGTAGATATTGAATTATTATATGCAGCTTGTGATTTATTAATATATCAAAAAAATGATTTTGCGATACCGATTGAAATAATTAATGCATTATCTAATAATTTACCTATTTTTAATAATAGTGATTTTGATGAATATAATTATAAAATATTAACTAATATTGATAATAATATACTCGAAACAAAAAACAAAATTCTTCGAAAATTTAATATAAAAAGTAATTATGATACTGAATCATATAAAAAGATATTAAATTCAGTATATAACATGAAAATACCAATTTCAAGAGAAATTATGGGGTTCGATTTTGATATAAACGAAAAAATCAATTTATCATTATTAGATGGTATAAGCATCACAATTAATGATAAGTATGATTCGTTATTCTCAGATAAAAATTTTATAGTATCTTTTATTGATATTGATTCAGGGAATATTTTACATAGAGATACAATTAAATCAGGTTATTGGACTAAACCAAAATTTTTATATTACGTTAATTGGAAAGTTGAAATAAAAAACAATAATAATATAATATATGAATATTCATTGGATTTAGATAAAAAAAATGTATATATTGAATATCATACCAACTCATTAGGTGATAATATAGCATTTATTCCGTATGTTGAAGAATTTAGAAAAAAGCATAATTGTAATGTTTTTGTTACATCAAAATGGAGTAATATTTTTAAAAATACATACAAAAATATAAATTTTGTTGATAGTGTTGATAATATTAGTATATTTGCATATTATAAATTAGGAATATTTAATAATTTGGAAGAAAACCATAAAAACAAACCATATAGTATATCGTTACAACAAGTGGCATCTGATATTTTAGGTATAGAATATTGTGAGATAAGACCAAATTTAAATAGTGATATTGGATATAAACCAATAAGTGACAAATATATTTGTCTTGCTGAATTTTCAACAGCAAACCTTAAACATTGGCATTACCCAACTATTGATAGTAATATTGGTTGGCAAATGGTTGTTGATTACTTAAATGAACAAGGATATAAAGTGATGGTGATTAGTTTACAAAAAACTAAACTAAAAAATATAATCGATCATACTGGGGATTATCCCATCGAACAAAGAATAAATGAATTAAGAAATTCTGAATTTCTTATTAGTGTTAGTAGTGGTTTGTCTTGGTTATCTTGGGCTGTTGGAAAGAAAACCGTAATGGTTTCAGGTTTTACCAATCCATATTGTGAATTTAAAGAAGATAATATTAGAGTTATTAATGAATTTGTTTGTAATTCGTGTTTTAATGATGAAATATTCAACTTAGAAGAGTTCAAGTCGGATTGGAATTACTGTCCTAGAAATAAAAACACACCAAGTCAATTTATATGTTCATTAGCAATAACTCCAGAATTTATTGTTAATGAGATGATTAATAAAAAAATAATTAAAAATCCAAAGGATTTTAATTTTAAAAATAAATTAAATCAATATTTAAACAAGAAAAAACAAACAAAGTAAATAAATAAGTATAAGTTAAATTAAATTAAAAATTAAAAATTATGAAGTTAAAAATTAACCCAATTTATGGAGTAATCCTATTGTTAGTAATTGCTGCGGTTATTACTGTTTTTGTTAAATCTATCAAAACGCTTGAACCAGGTGAACGTGGTGTCGAATTTTATGTGTGGGGTGCAGGATTAGATAAAGATAATGTATATGATGAAGGTGTAGTATTAATTGTACCATGGAATAAGCTAATCACATATGATGTAAAGCAAAAAAACATGGATTTACAAATGAATGTATTAGATAAAAATGGTTTAGAAGTAGGAATTGAAGTATCAATCATTTATAGACCAATGCCAGGAAAAATTGGCTATCTACACTTAAAAACAGGTAAAGATTATGAAAATGTAGTTGTAGTTCCAAGAATTAGAGCTGCTGGTCGAGAAGTTGTTGGTGAATTTGGAGCAAGTGAATTATATTCTAGTAAAAGAGATGTTTTACAAACAAAAATGGAAAATATTTTAAGTGTTAAATTTGAAGAAAATTATTTAATTGTTGAGGATGTGTTAATTAGAGATGTTAATTTACCACCATCAATTAAAAAAGCAATTGAAGATAAACAAACACAAGACCAAAAAAATGAATTAGCAGAAAAATTAAACCAAGAAGCACAATTTAAAGCTAATGCACAAAGAACTTCAGCAAAAGGTGATAAAGATGCAAACATTCTTAGAGCAGAAGGTCAAGCTCAGGCAATTAAATTAACACAAGCACAATTACAAAAATCTCCACAATATACTGAATATATTAAGTGGAAAAATTACTCAGAACAAGGTAAATCACCATATGGTGAAAACAATATCTATGGATCTGGAACAGCAGTTGTTAGGGGATTGAAATAAATATTTTATATTACTTAGGATAAAGAACACAATAACATAGTTTGGACAAGTGCGATATAATCAAAAATGGAGAATACTTGTGGCACAATTCTCGATGTTCTTTGTTCTAAGTAATCATATTAAAAAAAATTGATTTTTAGTAAACTTTTTTTTATATATCATATATATTGTTTTAATATATTTATATAATATTAACCCATAGAGTTTATCTAAATAAATATATATATTTTTATAATATGTTTCAATAACTTAAAAAACAACAAATTAATTTATGAATAAATTTGAACGACATTTCAAACACATATCCGGTATTGATTTTAATGATTTTTATAATGACCAATACCCCAAGTTATTATTTTATTTAAATAATTGGACTAAAAGTGCAGATTTGAGTGAAGATATTGCAAGTGAAGCTTTTATGCAATGTTTAAATAAAATTGAAACATTTGACCAATCTAAATCACAAGTACACACTTGGTTATATACTATTGCAAAAAATATGGCAATAAAGAAATTTAAAGACAACCAAAAATTACCACTAATATCAATGGATAAAGAGTTTGGTAAAAATAATGTTACCTTAGAATCTTTTTTTACATATGATGATAATAAACATGAATATAATAAACATAAAATTCTTAAAAGAAAAGCAGATGTTATTAGAAAAAGTATTTATGAATTACCAGATAAACAACAAAAATATAAAGACGTATTAAAATTGAGAGAAATTGATGCAATGTCTTATGAAGAAATTGCAATTTATCTTGATTTAAATTTATCTACTGTAAAAAGCCAAATAAAGAAAGGTAGAGAAATTATAAAGAAAAACACAGAACACAAATTGAGAGGTCTTTCCTCTCTTTTTATTTTCATATTATTATATATACTATATGAAAGATATAGACATAACAATATTGATAACATATTATAATACAAACTATGATATATTTAAAGAAACATTAACCTCAGTTAGAACACTACAAATAAAAAAAAATAATAATTCACCAATAATTATCATTGATGATGGTTCTGATAAAGAATATAAAGATAATATTTATATATTAATCGGTGAATTAGAATTAAAAAATACTACAATTCATCATTTAAAAGAAAACATGAATCTAACATATGCAGTTTGGTATGGTCTTTCAAAAATAAATACAGATTATACTATGAGGTTAGATTCAGATGATATTATATATTATGTTCCAATATGTAAAGAAGATGTAGATGTTATATTTAAATATAAAACCACAGAAACACACGAAAAATGGTTAAATAATGAAGGTAGTCCACATTTACCGGGTGTTGTTATGAAAACTAATATGTATAAAAGTATGTATGATAATTATGAATATTTTAAACAATATGAAAGACAAATACATGAAGACACATATCACCTACAAAGATTTTTATTAATTTATAAAGATAAATTCACTTGGTGTCGAACAAAAAATATTCATTATGTTTATAGAGCAAAAATCGGCATTATGGCAAAAGAAAAATCTCAATCACAAAAAGCAATCAATACAGATATTATTGATTTATTAAAAAAAGAAAATTTATATAAATATGTTTATAGTTAAAAAAGAAAATGAACCGAATATATGTTTTATACATATGTATAAATGTGCAGGTATGTCAATATTAAAATCATTAAATGATGAAAAATTGATAGATAATACTCAATCCCATATACATAATTCATTATATAAATACCCATATAGAAAATATTCTAATAATATTTCATTAGTAAGAAATCCATTAACTTGGTATGAATCTCTGGTTAATTATGAAATATCAAGAATTGAAGATGGATTAGGGATAAATGTATTTGCTAGATATTTTATTTTTAAAGATTATCCAAACAATGATAGAACTATGGATTTTAATATGAGTGTTGATAGAATGATAAATATGAAGGATTTTTTTGAAGAACAACCACATCAATTAGAACATTTTAAACAAGAATTATTACCAAATAAATATTCTAATAGGATGGTTATGAATATAATGAATATTAAAACTATTGAAGATATTACAGAAATGAAATTAGAAAAAACATATTATCAAGAAATGATTAAAAAATTTGGTGTTTATGATACAACTATATATAGAATGGAAGATCAATTAAATGATGTGATAAATATTTTAGGTATTAAAAGTCTTGCATATATTAATATTAATAAGAAATATAATAAATTAACAAAGAATCAAATAGATACTATTAAACAAAATGATAGTGAATTATTTGATTCTTTTGGTTATAAATTATAATATTACTCTTTAACTACCAGACCCAGACCCAGACCCATTTGAACTTGACCCAGACCCAGACCCAGACCCAGACCCAGACCCACCACTATCAATAGTAATCCAATCTTGTGGTATTGATGCATAATCATTTAAATTTGTATTACTATTAAAAGCATAATCACCATAACATATACTAAATTCTGACCATATCTCTTGTATTGTTCCATGTAAATCACACCCATCAAATATATGTTTTAAATCTTTATATCTATGATATGAATTAGGATCCAAATCTGGGAGAATATCTAATGGTGATTGTGGACACGAAATCAATGAACTACAACCACTAAAAACACCCATTAATGCCCAATTATCTGAATTAGTTCTTATCTGTGGTATTGATGTTAATGATGTACAATCTTTAAAACATTCAGTTAAAGTTAATGTATTAGTTGAAAATAAATTTTCTGGGAATGATACTATATTTGAACCACTGAATGATTGTGTAAAATATTTAACAGTTGATGGGAATAAATTATTTGGGAATGTAGTATCTATAAATATTGTATTATTAAAAACACTACCAGCATCTTCACCAACATAATTATTAAATATTGTTGGTATTTCTGCTAATGTGGTATTTTTAAATAAACCATTAATATTAAATGTTGATGAAATTCCTCTTAAAAAATTAGAATCGACTGTTTCAATATTACAACCAGCAAATATACCTTGAACAATATCTACACTACAATCTGCAAAGAAATCTGCTGGTAAATGTTTTATTCCAGAATTTGCAAATAAATCTCTTACAACTCTAATCCCACTATTTTTGAAAAAATTTGGTGGAACTGTTTCTAATGATTTACACCCAGAAAAAACATAACTTGGATAAAAATCACTACCTATATTTGGATTTGAGAAAAAATCATCAGGTATTGTTATTAAATCTTTACAATCTGCAAAAACAGATGACCATTGCCCACCATTAGTATATATTCTTATATTGTGAAATAGTCCTTCAGGGATTTCTACAATACCACTATTTTTAAACATATTTGAAACATTATACATCTGTGTGGTATTTCTGAATAGATTTCCTGGGATTACTTTTAATGATGTACAATCTTGAAACATACGTCTTACATCTGATAAATTTGGAGTATCATTAAATAAATCTACTGGAACATATTCAATTGATGAACAACCCATAAAAATACCAGAAGTCCAGGTCAAATTTGTTTGATTTTTAAATAATCCATCGGGGATTTTTTTTAATGACGAACAACCATTAAACAAATCCAACCCCCATTGGATATTATTGTTATAAAATAACCTTGATGGAATTTCTTCTAATAATGTACAATTTAAAAATGTTCTATAAAATTCTTGTGCTTGAGTATTATAATCAAACATATATTCTGGAACTTTTTTTATTTTTGTTCCACTAAATGAATCATTAAAGTCAATAATATTTTTTAAGCCACCACTTTCATTTGGGACTTTTGATAAATTAGAGTTAGTAAATAATATTTTTTTTAAATTTGTTTTATCTGGTTTACCCCAAGATAATAATTCTTGTAATGAATCATCATTTGTAAAATCTAATACTTCAAATAATCCATCAATTTTAATATCTTGATTATAATCTCCATTGACATATGTATGCGATAATATTATATCATTTTGTAAATTATTATAATGTATAAATTCAATATAGATTTATTTTTTTTTATTATATATAAAAAAAAAAATCTTATATCACATTAGATATAAGATTTTATATATTAGTTGTTTATATAATAAGAAGATATTAATCTATAAAAACTATTTCTAATTTTTCTTCTTTTAATAATCTTTCTTTTATTTTCTTCTTAATTACTTTATTCCAAACACCATCCCATTTAAAATAAATAACTGAAGATATAAATCTATCATATTGTTTATTAACTGCATCAGATGGTACATCAGACCTATCAATATTATTTTTTAAATCTTCAGTTATTCTTTCAATTGATAATATTGGATCAGGTTTAAAAATCAATCCTATTTTATTAATATTTTTAAAATGTTTTAAAAAAGAATTTCTTTTAGATAAATTGGTAGCATCAAAAACACAATACCCATGTGTTTTTAGTTTTTCTTTGGTTCTTGTATATACTAAAGCTTTCCAAATTTGAGCATCTTTTTCGTGGTTTGATACATCACCAGTTAATTCTTTTCTCATTAAATCTGGTGAAACAACGAGTTCAGATATATCTAAATTATTCTCTACTAAGTATTTATCAACACATGGGAAATCTTCTCTTAATTTATTTTTTATATACCAAGATTTACCTGAACCAGATATAGCTATTGTCAAAAATAATTTTTTAATTGATTTCATCTTTTGTTATTGTTTTTTTAATATATAATGTACAAAGATAATAAAAAAAAGTTTAATTATGGATGAAAAAAAAGATTTTTTTGATATAGATGATGAATTTAATAAGAAAAATATTAAACACGTAGAAAATATTGAAGAAGAAGTTGAATTTGAATTTGAAAACGAAGAACAACAAAAAATATCTGATAAAGAAGAAATAGAAATATCAGAAAATTATAAACGAACAAAAGATGATATTACAGATTCTGTTGATACACTAAAAGGAAATATAAATAGTATGTTAGATACAATTAAATCACCAGATGATATGTTTTTGCAACCAGAATTATTACCAGGAATTGATATTGATATTGAAACATATGATTATGATAGAGAAATGGATTTAATTAAAGTTGATAGTAAAGAAACGTTAGAAAGTTTAGCAAATTTATATTTAGATGTAAATAAAATGAAAAATAAAAATATCCACACTATTATTAAAAACGATTCAAAAGCTCTTTCTGATTTAAATTTTTCAATATCTATGGCTAAAAGAGGACTGATTATGTGTATGCAACAATTAGATTTAGGTGTAAATGATCCAGACATGTTTCAAAGTGTTAGTACATTTCAAAAAGAAATTAGAGACACAATAAAAATGGTATATGATATTCAAAGAAAAATGAAAGATTTTTATAAAGAATTAAAAAGTGAATTACCTGAAATAAATGCTGGGGAAGAAGATATATTAGAAGAACAACAAGAAGAAGATCACTATACTATAATTGGAGACCCAAAATTATTAAATCAAGTGTTTGATGAATTAAAAAAAGACCCAACATTATTAAATAATACAAAAGACAAAAAAAATTAAATATTAAAATCTAATATAGTTTTTTGGTTTTTTGTATAAAACATATCTGAATCTAATCCATGAAATGTACCATCTTCACATAATATAACATAACCAATATTATTTTTAAATTTTTTATTATTTATTGAAGAGTATATTTTATATTTTTTATTTATAATAAGTAAGGTGTCATTATTTTCAATGTAATCTTTTTTTGAATATACTTCTTCCATTTTTTAACTTTTTTATTTTTATATATATATAAAAAAAACACAAAAATCATGAGAATACAAAAATTCAACAAATTTAAAGATATAAAAAACAATACTATTAATAAAATAGATGATATAAATGAAGGTATTTTATCTGATTTATGGGATAATTTTACTGAAACATTTAAAAATTTAAAAGCAAAATTTGGTATTCATACTTGGGAACAACAAATTAAAATTTTAGCATCAAATGGTGAATTACCTGGTGGTGTATCAATATCATATCCAGGACATAGATTATCAGATGATATTTTAAATGGAACAGAAGATATAATGGTAAAAGAAGATGCTGTACCATTAGAACATCCAGATAACAACATAGAGAATATTAATATTGGTAGGTTAGAAAAAGTAATAAAAGCAGCATATAAATTTAAATTAAAAACAGGAAAATTAACAACCGTTTTTTTATGGGGTGCACCAGGTATTGGAAAGACTGATATAGTAGACCAAATAGCAGATGAATTAGATATATTAATGATTGTATTTCATTTATCTTTAATTGATTCAACTGACTTTAAAGGATTACCTTTTATCGTAGAAGAAAAAATAAAAGATGATAATGGTAAAACAAAAATAAGAAAAAGGTCATCTAATGCATTACCACTAATATTCCCAACTAGTAATGGTGATAATGGGAAAGGTGGAATATTATTTTTAGATGAAATGAATTTAGCAGAATCATTTGTATTGAAAGCAGCAATGCCACTTGCATTATCTGGAAAATTTGATGGTTTTGATTTACCAAGTAAATGGATTATTGTTTCTGCTGGTAATAGAAAACCTGATGTACCTGATACCGACTTAGAAGAAATAAAAGGAGCATTAGGTAATAGATTCATGCATATCAATCTTGTAACAACTGTTAAAGATTGGACAAGTTGGGCAAAAAATAAACCTTATGTAGATAAAAATTTATTATCTTTTTTAAATTCTGATATTGGTAAAGAGTGGTTTCATAAATTAGAGGGTTCTGATAAACAATCATCAGCTTGGCCATCACCAAGATCTTGGACACAAGCAACATATGCTATTTGGATAGAAGGTGATGAAACATTTAATATGTCAGAAGAAGACCAACGATTTTACTATGGTTCATTTGTTGGTAGAGAAGCAGCAGTTGAATATTTTAATTATATAGAATTATTAAAATATATGAGTGAAAAAGAAATGGAAGAAGTTTATAAAACTGGAAATGCTCCAAAATTACCAACTAGGACTGATGCAAAATTTGCAGTGATGTCTGCAATAGTATATAAAAAAACTGGTAAAAAAATGACACCAACAGAATTTAAAAATTTATTACATTATATTAAAACTAAATTAGATGATAATTTTGAGATAATTACACCAATGTTAAAGATGTTAAAAATGGCACATATTGATAAAAATAAACATGTTTATTATAAGTCCGATGAACCATATAAAGCATTATATGATGATTTTATTAAAAATTGGTTTGGATTATATAATGACATAAAAAAGGAAGATGATAAAGGAAACATTTAAAAAAAATTAATATAAATATATGAAAAAATATGAAAATTTTTTAATTACATTAAATGAAAATTGGATTTCAGATAAAGTAGATAGAGGGGCATTACAAAAAGTAAGATTAGCACAAGCTCAAATCACAACAAAGTTTCCATTTTTTACTAATCTTCTTTTTAAATTAACAATTAAAGAAACAAATGATCCTAAATGTAAAACTATGTGGACAGATGGAAAAAGTATTGGTTATAATAAAGATTTTGTAAAAAGGTTGGGTGATACTAGAAAAGTTGCTTGGGTGATTATTCATGAAATAATGCATAATGTGTCGTTACACTTTTTAAGAATGAATGGTAGAGACCCAGAGTTGTGGAATTATGCTGCTGATTATGCTATTAATGTATTGATTGATGATTTAGCAAAAGCAAACCCAGCAAACTTAGTAACACCAGATAAAGTTTTATTGGAGGAAATATATAGAGATATGAGTGCTGAACAAATTTATAATAAAATATATGGTGATATAGAAAAGAGAAGAAAAGAACTTGAAGAATATTTAAAAGGTAAAAGTGATGGACAAGACCAAAAAAAGAAAGATGATAATTTTGATAATGGTTTTAGTGATGGACAAGAACAACATAAAAATGACCAAGATAAAAACGAAAATAGATCAGATGGTAAAAATAAACCAAAAAACAAATCTGATGAATATAATGATGGTTATGATAGTGGATATAATAGTGATTTAGATGATTCTCCTGAAAATAATAGACCACAACAAGATGATAGGAATATTGGTGATAAATCTGATGAATATGGTGAAGGGTTCGATGATGGATATAATGGAAATAGTAATAAACAAAATGGTTCTGATGGTGAAGGTGAATCTGGTGGTTCTATTAAAGATATGATAGATGATTTTATAAAAAAACACCCAAATGGATTAGGGAGTGATATAAAAAAACCAGGTGAAGTTAAAGGAGAAAATATATATAATGATGATGATGGAGTTGATTCTAATGATAAAAATATATCAGAAGAAGAGTTAGCTAAACAATGGGTAGATCACGTCAAAAATGCTGCTAAGTCATATGGTAGTATGACACCCGGACTTGATAGAATAATTAAAAAAATAGGTGAACCAAAAGTGAATTGGAAGAACGAAATACAAAAATTTGTTAATGGTATATATAAGAAACGTTCTTTGGGATATTTTAAAAATAGATCAATACATAGAGGTGATTATTTACCAGGACCAAAAAGACTAGATAGTACATCATTTAAAGAAGTAATTATTGCAATAGATACTTCTGCATCAATTGGGGATAAAACATTAGCAAAATTTGCATCAGAATTAAAAGGATTATTTAAAAAATATAAAATCAAAAAAATCCACGTTATTTGGTGTGATTCTCAAATAAAAAGTGTACAAGAATTTAAAAACGTTGATGATTCATTTAATTTAGATTATTTAAAACCAAAAGGTGGTGGTGGAACTTCTTTTGTTCCCCCATTTGAATGGGTTGAAAAAAATCTAATAAGTAGAGGAAAAACCCCAGCATTTATGTTATATTTTACTGATGCTGAAGGTTCAGCACCAAATGTTGGTGAATATAGTTTAGCAAAATATAATAAAAGAGTTTTGTGGGTAATAACGGATACATTACCAGATTCTAAATATGTTAAAGATTTATCATTTGGAAAAAAATTATTTATTGATAAAATAATAGATTAATAAATTAATATATAAACATATAAAAAAAAAAAATAAAAACATGAAAATCAAAAAATGGGAAATGTTTAAAGAAACATTAAAAAACCAAGAAATAAAAGAAAATACAAAAAATTCCGAAATAACAGATAATGATGATGAATTAATTATTGATAACTCAAAAAATATAAAAACAGAAGAAGAATTTTTTGATTTTTTTAATATTGATGATGAATTAGCTGAAGAGGTTCAAAAAGAAATTCAAGAAGATTAAAAAGGGGATATTCCCTTTTTTAAATTTCTTCAAAATAATCAGAATCAAGTCCAACTAAATCACCATATTCTACTAATACAACATAACATTTTTTTGAAAACATTTTATCTGTTTCAAATTCAGAATATACATCATATATCTTACCTTCTATTACGTGAATATTAAATGTATCTTCCGTAGTTTTATTATTATCAACAGTTTGCTTTGCTCTAACTTTTTTCATGGTTTCTACGTTTTTTTGCTTATATAACATCTGATTCTTTTCTTATATCTTTACTGAACATAATTCTATTATTCATTATTATCTCACGTCTTTTCGATTGTGTATCAGTTTCTTTATCACTCCAATCCATTCTTAAATATGGCCAATTTATACCAGATAAATCTTGGATTATTTTATTTTTAAAAATGTTTATAAATTTTGTATCTTTAAATTTTACACTATATCCATTAATATTTGATATAGTACCTATTCCTTTATGACCACCAGCTACGGTGATTGCATTTTCATATATATCTATTTTATAATCAAACATAGAAACAAAATTATCTAATAATGTTTCGTGATATTTCCCTAAATTTCCTATTATTTGACCATTTTTTAATTTTGGTAGATAATCTTCATCATAATTATCTAAATTATGATATGCTGCTAATTGTAAAGTATTACCATATTGTAACATAATCCACAATATTGGTGGTTTTGCTCTAAATATTAAATTGTTTTGTGAATCCATATCAATTATCCCCTTAATACCTATTTTAGTACCATCTAATGAAATATCTTTAATATCTATATAATCAACACCATTATCATATGTAATTTCACCTAACACTTCTATACTATCCCCCACACAATTTTTTAATGTATTAAAATGTTTATTCTCTTTAATAAAATATGATATTGTTTGTATCTTTTCTACAATTCGTTTTTCATCTTCAATATTATATATATTTGAACTATCTATTTCAAATATAGCTCTACCCCTAATAGCATTAGCCCACGTTCCTGGTGGTATATATACAATATTACCAATTATTTGATAACCATTTAATGTAAACCCATAACTAGTTTTAAATTTCTCTATAAATTCATCTTGTGAATGTATAAGAAATTTTTTATCACTACCTCTGGTTCGTATAAGCATTTCTCCTAATCTCCATTTAGCATCTTCCAAATAATCTCTTTGAAAAGATTTATATAGTGGGGTGTTTACTTTAATTATATGATTAATATATTCATCTGTATTCATACCAACATTATTTGCCATTTTTTTAATTTTCCAGATGTTTAAGTTGTTTGCTGGATAAAATAATTTAAATAATCTATAAATATTATACACGGATGGGGCATAATCATTAATATTTGCTACTACTTCTATAAATGTTTTGTGATCTGAACGTTTTATTGTTTGATTGAAAGCTGCTGCGAAATCTAATTTAGATTTAAAGTTATTAAAATCAAAATTAAGAATAATTGATGGTTTGATTTTATAATGTTCATATCTTGCAGAATCAACCATATCTATAACATTTTGTATCATAGAATCAATAGGTAATCCTAACTGATCACAAATCCCCTCATATGCTGATGTTGTTTCTGTTTTTACTGAATTATTATTTTTTTCAGCTTCTTTAAATTTTTCTAAATCAGTATTATGGTGGTCTATATATATATCAATCCCCTCTGTATTTTCTGCAAAATCTAGTGCAATATTAATATATTTTAAATCTAATTCAGTTGTTGTCCAACCTTCTTGATAATTAACTATACCATAACCATGAATTTTAAACCCTTTTTCAATTAAATATTTTTTCATAACAATAGCTGAATAAATCCCATCTAAATCATCATGAAAATAAATCATGACACTTTTGCCAATTTTCCCTTTATTTTTCCAATATATCTCACTATTTGGTATGCGTGGTGCTGACATAATTATATCATTTTTAATTATTATATTTATTTTTGCAAAGATAATAAAAAATCACACACAAAACAACAAAAATATTAGAATAATTAAAAAAAAGTCACATAATAATTTTATTATGTGACTTCAACCCTATATCCGAACAGAGTTTATTTTAATAATTTTTGTATATTACTGATTAATATTTTTTTATTATTTTCAGATAAATTATTAATTATAACAAAACTTTCACTACCTTTTACATTAATTGTTTCAGTTATTATGTTTTTTTCATTATAATATTTTATAAGTGTTTCTGTGAAAATTTTAATATTTATTTTAGTATTCAAATTATATTTTAATAATACTAATGAATCTTCTTGTTCAGTTAAAATGAAATGTAATTTTGATTTATCTATTTTTTTCGATTCTAATAACGAAATGGTATTACTTGGTTTAATTGGTCCATTAAATAAAACAATTTTCCCATTAAAATATATATTTTCATTAATTTTATTTTTTGTTTCGCTAGTATTTTTATTAATTTTTAATTTAGTGTTAGTACTTGGCTCAGACACTATTGGTTCTATAACAATAGGATCATTCACCTCTGGTTCAATAACCCTTGGTTCAGCTATTACTGGTTCAGAATCATTTTTTTTTGATGATTCGTTTACATTATTAATATATTCTGAATATTTTTTTAGCATATCTTTTATTAAAAAAAAACTCAACTCAACTCATTTGAATTGAGTTTTTTTTATTTTTTTTTTATATTGTTTGTGTTTGTGTGTTTTGCAATTGTGTATCTTGTGTTGTTTGTGTTTGTGTTTGTGTTTGTGCTGATTGTAGTTGTGTTGTTTCATCTTGAGGTATATCTTGAGCTGTTGCTTGTGCTTGAATATTTTGTGCGTCACCATCTTGAACTTGTGTTTGTGGTTGTGCTGGTTGTAGTTGTGTTTGGACCTGTGTTTGTGGTTGAACTTGTGTAGATGCAGTACCAGTTACAATTGATGTAGGAAAATTTTCAATAGATAAAAAACTTTCAGCTAAATAAGATACTAATAATTCAGCTATTTGGTTTTTTCCGAATCTATCTTCTAATTTTTCACCAGTTTCATCTTTAACTTTTTTCATGTATGCAGATACGAGTGAACCAGGTATATTAATAGATGGTCTAACTATAAAATCACTACCCATTATAGTAACATCTTCTTTAACCATTCCTATTTTATCTTTTAATGATTTAAATTCTTTTGAACTTTTGATATTTTTCATAATAACAATATTATTTTTTTATTTATATATTAATAATAAAAAGTCATTTTTTGAATATATCATAGAGTTTTTTTGTTTTGGATTATTTTTTTTAATATATAAATTTATGAATAAAACAGTAATTACAACATTTTTAATATATACAATAATTTTAATCATATTTGGTTGGTTATATTTCGACACAAAAAATGACTATAATAATGATATTGATAATATCAAACATGATTACCAAATTAAATATGATAGCTTAGAAAATAAAATAATTGGATTAAAATCAGAAATATCAAAATTAGATACAATTAAATATCAACTAAATAATAAAATAGATTCAATAAAAAATAACCAAAAAGACCATGAAATACCAATATATACTCCTTTTACTAGTCTTAATTCTGATGAAATTCCAACTCTATTCACAAGATACAATAGTACAAAATAATGATAATTGTTTATTTGACACAACATTAATAAAACCAGAATCATTAACACCATTAGTTATTAAAAAGTATGATAAAATATATTATTCATTTGATACTAAACAAACAGAATATTTATATAATTCATTATTAGAACGAGATTTTTACTTTGATAAATATTTATATAAAAAAAACGATTTTGATACAATTGTATTATATTATGATGATTTAATAAAAACCCTGGAAGAACAAAATAATTTAAAAGATACAATAATCAAATCAAATGATATATTATTAAACACAAAAATAGAAGAATGTGATGAATTAGAAAATGAATATATTAATGAAAATAAAAAACAAAAAAGAAAAACAAGAATAACTACAATCGTTGGTGTTGTAGCTATTATTGGGTTAATTTTAATATTATAAGATTTATTTATTATCCCACGGTGGTATATCATAATATTTACCATTCTTGATTAAATATTGTATATTGTGTTCATAATCATCAATATTTAATTTTATTGTTGGTGTTGTTTCTGATGGTGCAGTTAAACTAAATTCACCAACTGGTGATATTAAATCATTCCAACCATGAAAATTACCAGAAACCCACTTACCATCACCCCAAACACCTTTAAATGATCCGTTAAAAAACACACCATTATTAAATAAATCGTGATATGATGTTTTAGATGTTGGGGTATTTGTTGTTTTAAATTGTATTCCAGCTTCTCTTTGAAAATTCAATGAACTAGTTTGTATAGTATCATTAATATGTTTAAAATGATTTTTTTCTGTATCCAAAAACATATCATAAAATATATCACTACTTCGATTCACAATATTTTGCTGTGTGTATTCAGTATAATATTTATCATATGAATGATTAATTAACTGTCCAGTATTATTTAAACTTATAGTAAAAGAATTTAATGTTTCACCTAATGGTTTATCATATTTCTTAGATTTATAATATGCTTCAAACAAAACAGTATCTTGTGTATTAAAGTTATATATTGAATCTGTATTCATAACTAAATTATCACTATTATATATTTCATTTTGTTTTATCATTGGTACTCCGTAATATGACACTCCGTTTGAATCAACCCAAAAGTCACCAACTTCCGATTCTATTTTTTTTGATTGCATTATGACTGAATCAACATAACAATTTGAATATGGTATTGACTTAATAATTATTTTTTCCTCTTCATAACCATCCGAAATAAATGATGTTGATAATGTAATATATGAACCACTATTATTTATAAAGGTATCTAAATAAATATCATTATTATATGCATCACTATATTTATAAATTTTTATCTTCCCTTTAAAATTAACTTTTATTTTATAGACTCTACCAAGCGTTAGAGTATTATTTGAAATATAAGTGATATTTAATTCTGCTGGAGATGTTGATGATGCACTCCAAATAGTACCATTAAGTGTCCAATTGGGTGTGCTTGTACTTGACCATCCAGTGGTAGTTAGTATATTGGATTTATATTTACTAGTTAATCCACTATTAGTTTTACCATATTCATTCTTATGTATATTATGATATTTAAACCAATCATATAATGAGCTATTAAATGGTGTATTTAATGATGTATTACTTAATTCTTCAAGTTTATTAGTTAAATTAATAATATCATCAGTAAACATTTGTGTATCTCCAGTAATATTTATATTTTTTAAACTTTGACCATTAGCAATTATTTCATATTGTTCCAATGATGCACCATTAAACATGTTAGGTGTGGAAAACGTTAAATTATTATGTGTTTGATTTAATCTATAATCTTGCCATTTATTTTCATATTTATTAGATTTTATTGTATGATTAAATTGATCATTTGCTAATGTTATATCATTATTTAACCACCAAGGTGGGACAGATGAACCATATATCCATTTTGTAGGTGTTGTATTATATGAAGCAACATCACCATAATTTTTATTATATGTTGTAACTAAACTAACATCACTTTGTGTAGAACTAATTACAGGAAATGGGTGTGTATAATATCCACTATTAGCAATAGACCAAGCATTTTTATAATTTTTCTTATAAGCTATTCTTTCAGTATCATTTGCTTCATCCCACAATTTTTTAATACTATCTGATATGAATATAAAATACATATAATGTGTATTTGCTAAATCCAAATAATAATCAAAATTATAACCATTTTCATATAAATTATTAAATTCTTCATATATTTGAGTAGTTGGAGTTAATGGGTTTGTTATAGATATATTTGGATCAATCAATGTTATCTCACCATTAGCTTCACTTATTTTATTAAGCCAAGTTTTTAGTGCTAATTTATTTTCATCATTATTAGTATTAACTTTTAATGCAAATTTATATGGTAATATTTTATCATTGTATTCATCATCCCACACATTTAGTAATGTTTTAGCTGAATTAGAAATTGTTGGATTATCTAATATATATTCGTTATTTGGTGTTGGTGTCCACGAATTTAATATAGGGTCGTTACCATATTTTCCACTATTATTGTTTAAATTCTGTGTTTGGTCATCAATGTAAGATATTGGATATATTTCTTCTATTATTATTGATTTATAATATGTTGTATCATTATTTATTTCTGTTTTATTATTAAGAATTGTTATATAATTATATGGAAAATCACCAGATTCTATTGTACCAAATACACCATTATAAAAATTACCATTATTCCATATATTTTGTGGTTCTGATGTAAAATCAGATGAGAAATTACCAGAATAAAAATTACCATTATTAAATGTTGTTCCAGAGTGCATATATGCATCATAAAAATTACCATTATTTACTATAATATTAATAAATTCATCACTTTGAAAATTACCACCAAATATATTTATTTTATTATTTATTTGATTTAATGTAGTATTATCATAAACACCTAAACTCACAACACCATATTTATTTATGTGTGTATTATCATATAAATCCAATATAATATAATTTTCACCAACAGACAAAACTTGTTCATAACCATTATCATATGAACTTGGGTCGTCATATGTTTTTGTACTTATCGTTGTTGCGCTTGGAGTATTATTTATAAACCCATTTAAATATACTATTTTTCCTATATCTGATATTGTAAATAAATTATTTCCTATTATTTCAACATACATAACATCTACAATATTATTATTATATATCAATTTTTTAGATATAATGTGACTAAAATTAACAGTTTTTAATTCGATATTAAATGTATTATTATTATACTCTCCTTTTGATATATTTATAGGTGATATAAAATTATTATTTGTATATTTCCCCCCAATAACACTATTATTAAAAACACTTGATGTATTAATATTAATATTCTTATTTATTGTATTATTTTCTAATATTGAATTTTTTATATCACCTTTTTCTAATATTGATGATACAACTAAACAATTAATAATATTTACCCCTATAACATTTGAATTAATAATGGTTGAATTTTTTATTTCACCACCATATAATTTAGAATTTTCAATTATAGCATCATCAATAACACCATCACCCATTGTTAAATTATTTATTAGTAATGTTTTTGTTGGATCATTTATTAAACCATTATTTAAAAAACCATTATTCCACAATACACCATTATAATTACCACTTTGAAATGTTCCACCATTAAATACACCATTGAATACACCATTAAAATAACCATTTTGAAATGTTGTGTTTGTACTCAACACACCATTCACAAAAATTCCACCTTTCCAATATTCTAATGAAAATTCATCATCACTTGACCATTTACCATAATTCCAATTAACATCTGCATTTAATTTAGTGTTAATATAATAACCATTATTTATATCATAATTTTTAATATTACAATTAGTAAACTCACCATTACTAATTTTTTTAGTTGATGTTGTTGCTTTTATATGACAATTATTAAATGTTGAATTTTTTATATCTACATCAAAAATTGACGTATTTAAATTATAAAAATATGAATATCCAAAAGAATTATTGTTTAATGATACTAATTTTTTATTATCAGTTAAATGTAATGATATATAATTATAATTATATTTATCTTTAATTGTAATATTGTTTATATCTCCACCATACACCACAGCTTGAATCCAATTAATATCAGAATTTATTGGAATTGTAATATTTTTTATAAATGATGAATCAATTTTTACATTTTTTATTGTTGCATTATCACAATAAACTCTTGAAACATAATGAGCTAATAGTGTTTTTTGTGCAGGAATTGTATTAATTTCTCTATTTATAACAAAACTATTATTATTTTTATCAACATATAATACAACATACCCAGTAGAAAAATCTGAATAAAAAAAATCATTTGATTCATTTGTGTACATAATATTATCTAATATTATTTCTGTTTCTTTATTATATGTACTAAAATCTCCAGAGAATGAGATATAAATAATATCATTTTCTTCTATGTGAGAATCTATTTCAGTATATAATTGTATATAATTATTATAATTTGTTATATATGGTAATATTTTTACTGCATTTATTGTTCCTAAATCATCATATCTTATTGGTAGCATTTATAATTATCTTTTATTTTTATTATATATAAATTTGAACTCATCAAAAATATATATATATAATTAATAAAAAAAATATTGAATGTATATATGAATAAAGAAAAATTAAAAAAATTAATAGAAGAAGAATTTGTTGAGAGATATGACACATTAAATGAATTTATGATTAATATTAATAATACATTAAAATTAATAAAAATAGAAGAATTATATACATATAATATATTTTGTATAGATATTGAAAAAAATTTATTATCTGAATTATCGAATAAAAATATTGAAAAAATAACCCCAAAATTATTATCTTCTATATTAAATAAAATGATAATGGATAAAATAATGATTGATCCTCAATATGAAGAAAAATTAACTGAATATTTCTCGAAAAATATTAATGAAAAGATAACTAACAATTAATCAAGCTGTTACCTTTATTATAATCTCTTGATAATTAATGAATTATAATTATAGAAAAAACTTATTATTTATAGTTTATATATATTATGTTAAAACAATTGAAATGATTAAAGGCTTTAAGGGATTAAAAACAAATAAATATAAACGTACATATATCGTGTAGCCCACCAAACTTTTTTTCAATTTATTTTTTTTCAATTTTTATGTAACTTTTTTTTGAAATGTTATATAAGAATTATCAGTTAGTTTTTCTGTAAAAAAAACATTGTGAAGGTTAAAAGAAATTAAAATGATTAACAGGCTTTGAAATGTGTAATATGTATTTCTTACTTCATATAAAAAATAACTTATAATAATATGAGTGAAAATGCAAACGATTTCCTATTTGGGGGAGCAGTAAAAGAAGATGATTCATTATCAGTATTTGATAAAAAATCAACATCATCAGATGGTATATATAGACCATCATTAAAAGATGCAAAAGTTAAAAAAGATGGTTATAGAGCAACTTTAAGATTTTTAACTAATGTGTTAGAAAATGGACATAAAGGACCAAGTGCAATTAAAAAACACGTCCATTATATTGACATGAAAAATAATCCTAATTTGTCTGGATATTATGATTGTGGTAAGAATTTTGAAAAAGATTGCCCATTATGTACAGAATATTGGAAATTATTCAACTCTAAAAATGCAATTGATAATGAAAAAGCAAAAACATTAAGTAGAATAACTAAATGGTATTCTTATGTTATGATTCTTGAAGATGACCAAAATCCAGAATTAGTAGGAAAAGTATTAGCTTTCTCTTATGGTGCACAAATTAAAGATAAAATAGTATCAGAAAAAAACGGTGAATTAACAGGAGAATCTGTTGATGTATTTGATACAGTAAAAGGTAAAGATTTCAAATTAATTATCAAAGAAAAAGGTGGTTATGCAAACTATGAATCATCATCATTCTTAAAAGAATCACCAATAAAAATATATAACGAATCTAAAAAATCATTTAAAACTGTTCCAATTATGAAAGATGGTATGATTGGTATTGATGGTGATGCAAAACAAACTAAGAAAATTAGAAATAAATTACTTGAGATATTTACTAAAAAAGATATTGATATTAAAGATTATGCACCAGTTAAATGGGATGATGAAATCATTGGTAAAGTAAATGATATTTTAACTTCATTAAGTGGGGATATGACATATAAAGCGACACAACAATCAAAAACTACTAATGATGCAACAACTAAAACAGATGTAGAAGAATTTGATAGTTCTTCTGAATCAGAAGATGATTTTTTTGAATTTGATGATTAATTACAAAATACAAACAAAAAAACCGACTATTAATAAATAGTCGGTTTTTTTTATTATATAATATTAATATATAAATAAAAAAACTACATATCAATGTATATAAATTTCAATAAATTTTTATTAGAAAAATCATCACTATCAATACTTGGTGTACCAGATGAAGTAATGAAAGAAATACAAATAAATTTTGAAATCAATTCAAATGCTAACTGGGAAGAAATAATTTTAAAAAAAGATATAATAAGTGAATTAAGGAAAAAAGAAAAAGCTTTTTATATATCCATATTACATAATGATAACATACAAATATTTATAAATAATAACACTGAATATTTTACCCAATATTTCAAATTAGAAAGTGGTGGTTGGAGTAGTTTTAGAATAGATGATAGAGTAGAAATATCACTAACGCAGATAAGATATTCAATACCAAAACATACTAAATTTTATAAATTACTAAAATCTGATTTTAAATTAAAACCAAAATCACAAAGATTAGTACAAGCACAAACAGTCAAACTAGAAAAAACGACAGAAGAATTTAAAAATTATATTTTAAAACACTTTAATAATATAGTAAAAAGGATGTACGGTACTAAATATTATAGAGTGATGGTGAAAATAAGTGAAAATCTAAGTAAGGTAACACAATCAACAACAGCAACAGAACTATTAAGAATATTAACGGACAATAAAAAACTTGCTAAAATTGCTGCGGAATATGAAGATGCTAAAAGCGAAGATGATATATTAAAATTACAAAATTTAGAGAAAAAATATAATTCATTATCTACTATTGATGAATATTTGATGATGTTTGAAAATGAATATTCTGAAGAATTTAATTATTTTGTGAATATTAAAGATTTAATTAATGATTTTGGTCGTATGCAAATAGAAACCTCTTTTATGTATTTCTTATATACTGGAAAAATTAAAAAATTAAAAATATAAATGAGATATATTAAAAATATAAATGAAATAAATACTGAATTTGATGATCATAAAGTTGGACAAAATGTTAATTTAAGTAATATGCAACCAACAATTGATTTACCAACAGATTATTACATAACACCAGATGAAGATGGTGATGATGAAGATGAATATTATAGTACGTCTGCTGGTAAGTCTGGTTTATATTATGGTGTAGAACCTGGACACAATAAAGGATTAAAAAAGAGAAACACAGCTCCACAAAAAATGTCAGCAGAAAAATTAAATGTGGTTATACCATACAATTCATATATATTTGAAAATATTGGAGATATAAATAATAAGATATTATCTAATATAAAATATAAAATACAAAATACAAAAGAGGGTATAGAAGATGAATTAAATTTAATCACCAATTTAGAAAAAACAATTATTAAAAAATATATTCTGATTTATTGTTCATATACATCACCAAAAATAAATAGTGAAATTAAATATGAAGATTTCATAAAAAACTATAATATAGGTAAAGCAAATCTAAGTTTTATTGATCCATATGATAGTTTATTAGAATCATATATCACAATATATGATGAATATATATCTTGGAGAAGAGGTGATTACAATATGTTATATATAACTGAATACGAATATAAGAGATTAAAAATAAATGAATTTAATATATGATTTTATATAACAAATTTTTAGAAAATATAATTAGTAAAAATGATATAAATATTGATGATTTTAAACAATATATTGCTAATGGAATAGATTTAAATACATTAAGGTATCATAATAATGAAACACTATTATTTAAATCAGTTAAAAACAATTCATACAATGAAACAAAATATTTATTAGAAAATGGATTAAATCCAGATATAAGAGATATTCATAATTCAACTATTATTTATTATGCTGCAATATATGGTTATATTGATATAATAAATTTATTGATAGAATATAATGCTGATGTCATTAAAATTAAATTAGGGTGGGATAAAAAATTATTTGATGTTGTAGACTCAAATATTCTTTTACAATTTAAACAAAAATACCCTAAAACATATAAAAAATATGAAGAATTAATAAAAATTTCAGAATTTAATATTTAATTATAACCATATCATTTTATCATCTAATAGTTTTTTTGTTGAATAATAATCATATTCATATTTAAAATCATGTATAATAGTTGGATCATTCCACTTTTTTTGATCACTTTTAAAGAAATCAAACCCAATTAGATAATATTTATCTAATACCTTATTATATCTACTCGTTAAATACTCTATACCATAAAACCCAGTAGTTGGTTCTGCATTAGGGTTATAAAAAATATCTAAATCTTTATCAATATATGATATTTTAATATTATTATTATTTAATATTTCATCTTCATATGTTAATATAGAATTTTTATTTTTTATAATATATAATTTAAAAAAATCATACCACAAATGTTTTTGATATATATCAAATCCTTGACATTTTGTTTGTCTACACCTAGTGAAAAAAACATCAACTCTACCATCAAATAATTCTTTATTTTTCCCATCATTAAATCGAACAATTAAATCATTATCATTTGGTATAAGGGTATTATATATTTCTAATTCTTCTTCTGTTAATGGTTTATTAGCAATAAAATATATGTTCATATTATTTGTTTATATTTTTTCATATATATTAACAATAGTTTGTTCATAATTTTTAATATTATAAATTAAATATATAGATATATGAAGTATCTATGTAATTACAAAAACTTATATAATGATTTTAATATGAATGAAAGAAACACAGTGTATTATAGAGGGTTTCATATGTATAAAAATATCGATCTATCACCTGGGGCAAATGGTTATTGGTCTATACCTAAATTATATCATAGAGAATTTGCAAATAAAATATCACAAGGATATGACACAGTATCTATAACACAAGGTAAAGAAGCAATAGATGAATGGTACGATTTTAATATCAAAGTAAATAAATTTAAATATATTCAAGAAGAATAAAAAACAATAATATTATGAAAAATTTTAATAATTTCGTTGATAACGACACATTTATATTAGAAAAAATAAATGTAAACAAAACACTAAATAAAACATTTAATTTATTAAAAAATAATGTTAATAAACAAACTATAAAATATTTTTTAGTATTAATGTTAGGTTTTTATACTGTATCTGAGATAATAGGTTTTTTAAACACACCAAATATTACACAAAATATTACACAAAATAACCTAAGTATGATAAAAACCCAATTAAGTGATACAACTACATTAAAAATATTAAAAGATAAAGCAGACACAACTAAAATGACTATAATAGATAAAAATAGTGATACAATTAAAGAAAACAATTATAAAGATCCACAAACAATAAAATTATCACAAGATGGGTGGGATAATATAAGAAACCACGAAAAACTAAAATTAACAGCATATGATATTGGTGATGGTAAAATAACTATTGGTTGGGGTCACGCTGAACCAAAAACTACATCTAAATATAAAATAGGAGATAAAATAAGTAAAGAAAAAGCAAAACAAATATTTATTGAGGATGTAAACCATTTTGCAGAAGGAACTAGAAGAATGTTTAGACAATGGAAAGAAATGGGTAGTGATGTTAAAATAACACAAGGACAATATGATGCAATTGTTTCTTTGATGTTTAATGGTGGTATAACTGGATTTAGACGTTCAAGTATAGCAACATATCTATATGATAAAGAATATAATAAAGCATCTAATGCAATATTATCATTTAAAGTATCTGATGAATTTAGTGGAAACTACAAAAGACGAGAAGATGAAAAAAAATCCTTTGATTTATAATTATTTACTTCTATGTGATTTTTATTGATTTTTTGGGTTAAACATATATATATCCAACTAAGAACCCATTATATGTTCTTCTTTTATAATATTATCTTTTCATTATTGTTCATTTTTCAATAATATCATTAATTATATTTTTTAATACTTCAAATATTTTTTCTTTTGTATAATCTTTAACTACAAATACTATTATCATATTATAAATAAAAAAAAATCTCATAAAACCAATAGTTTTATGAGATTTTTATAAAAAGCTGAGTGTTGACTTTCAAGAGTATATTTTATACCTATTTCTAAGTACATCACACACAATTCATTTCTGATTGTAATACTCATAGAGACAAGTTGTGAACTTGCAACTACTACTATCTATTATATAGGTGTTTCTCATATCATGCTCCTTGAGAGATTAAGAGGTTTCACGCTCAAACATTGGATACTCAATCCATCCTTATTTAAACTCTTGAGAAGTTCAAATATCTTCCTATTTCAGAAGAATAACTCTATTTTCATAGATAGTGTTACAGAACTTTTTCTTATAGATATAATTTAACCAATATTTTTTATAAGTGTTGATTTAATCCAGGATGAGTCTGTAACTTTTTCAATATGCTACCTTTTGAGTAGTTTAACTGAAGTCACCCCAGTATAGTTTGCGACTATGATTAATAATACTCTTAAACCGAAGTTATACCAAGTATATACTAACTGAATAAAACATATCTAACTTGCGATTAGGTTTTGTCTTATTCTAAGAATTTCTTGTTGTCGTTTCCAACTCAACCCCCAATACCAACATTTTTTGGGAGTACATATCTATCTTTTCAGACAATCAATGTATATATTCTTGTGCTTACATAGATTGCATTGCTGCAACGCAGTAATATTAATTACTACCACTTTATACCATTACTGGTTTATCTTTATATCGATCATAAGCAACCGAGTTTTTTAATGAACTTTTAATGTATAGTATTAAAAAAATAAAAAGTTTATTTTTTTTTTAACTATTTCACCAATTTTTATTAATCAGTGTTTTTCATTTGTATAGTATAGTACCTATAATATAAAAAGTTTTAAAAAAACACAATAAAAATTAAATTATTTTAATATATTATTATAACATATTGATATATAATAAAAAAGATGGAAATATAAAATCCATCTTTTTTAAAAATATTATCATTTATATATTAATAATATAAATCTGACCAATAATCTGCAACAAAACTAACATCTAATTGTGCTAATTCTTGTGCTGACCAATCAATTTCTTCCCAACCACTAAACTTCGTTATTTGACAATTATAATATGTTACTCGTCTAATAACGTGTCCTTCTTTATCGTGTGCGTGAACTATAATATCTGATATAATATTATTTTTATAATGTAATGACCCATCTTCATTATTCCAAACTAAATCATACCAATCTTTCATCATTCTCCAAGAGTTTGCTTGTTTATCTTGATTTACATTTATATTTAATGTTAAATCTAATGTTGTAGATGTTTTTTCTGGCATCAAAACAAATTGTCTATCTGAGAATTTGAAGAATTGATTCTTAGTTTGTATTTCAGGATATTTAGGAAAACTAGCTTTTATTGTGTTTTCTAATAAAACTGTTTGGGAATCTTGGTGTAATCCAGCTATTGCTGGTGGTAATATCACCACAACTTCAAATAAATTTTTGAAAATTGGTTCATTTAATTGATTATGTGAATCTATTGTTGTAAAATGTGGTAATGGCATAATATTGTCTTTATTTTTTTATAATCTATATATAAATTTTTTTATATAGAAAAGATTATTTTTTATAAATATATATATTAAGAAAAAAATATCATTTTTTTTTCTTTTAATTTTTATATATAGAATATGAAATATATTAAGATTTATGAAGAATTTGAATTTCCTGGGTATAGTGGTAAACAAATAGAAATATATACTTCTTCTCACTATACCTCAGAAGAAAAAAATAAAAAAGCATTTACACAATTATACGATTTATTATTAGATGAAAAATTAAACCAATATTTTAATTTATTTAATCAAGAAGAGTTAATATTAGATGATACAAATGGTTTAATATCTATAATTGATAATACCGATGATTCCTTTACATATGTTGATATGATGACATTGAATAATTTTATTAGAAAATATATTAAATATGATGATAACATAATTATCTATATTGGTGGTGTATCATTTATCCATATATCAAATATAGAAAAATATAAAAAATATATTTCTATTGATGATTTTAATATTTAATTTTTTTTAATTTTATGATTGTTTGAGTTTTTCCATATGAAATCAAGTTTTTAGCATCATAATAATCAAAAAATCCCGCAGATTCGCTAGATATTTCAATTAATATATCTGGATTATTATTTTTTAATATCATTTTAGATAATTGATAACTCATTGTATTCAATGATTGATCTATTAGTTTTATATATGACCACTGTTCTTTTTTTCCCTTACTACCACTCCACGATTTTATTATTTTTCTTAAATATGAAATTTTAACTTGTTTATATTGCTTTATGAATTTTATATTAGAAGATAAATCTACTGCTATTAATATATCCCCCTCGAATCTTTTTACTCTATTTATTGGTAGTGGGTTCACTATTCCACCATCAACATATATCTTCCCATTAATATAATGTGGGGTTATTATTGTTGGGTATGCTATACTTGATCTAATAGCATCAAATAGGTTGCCCTTACTAAATATAATTTCTTCTTTATTAGATAAATCTGTTGCAATAATTTTTAAATCAATAGATAAATCTGAAAAATCCCAATCACCAATGATTTCTTTCAATTTTTTAAATACTTTATCCATTTTTATAAATCCTAAATTTAATGTAAAATCCATTAATTTATATACAGAATATTTACTTAATGATAATATCCACTTTTTAAATATATCTAATTTCCCAGTTGCATAAATACCACCAATCAATGCTCCCATAGATGTTCCGGCAATTGATGTTATATTATATCCATTTTTTTCTAATTCTTCTATTACACCAATGTGTGCTAATCCTCTTGCACCACCACCAGATAATACTAATGCTATATTCTTTCCCAATTTATTATATGTGTGTTTTTTTTTTATTATATATAATTTAAAAAATATTAAAACTCTTAAATTTCTTAATATTATAAAACTTTTTTTGGTTTTTATGATATTATTTATATGGATATAAACGATATGACAGAATCTCAAAAAAGAGATAAAATTAAAAAATTAAAACAAAAGCTTTCTAAGTTAAAATCAGAAAGAGATTATGCAAAAGCGATGCAATTAGCACTTAAATTAGTATTAAATGGTACATATGGTGCATTTTGTCATCCAGCATTTACTGTATCTAATGGTGATATTGCAAATGCAATTACTGCAAGTTCAAGAGAAGTTATTAATTGGATGTTGGATCATATAGAAGAATATTTCTATGATATGTGGCATTTAGATGAAACTGCACAATCTATATTAGGTGTTATGTATATAAGTAAATTAGAAGATGAATATTATATACATAGAAATGATGGTTTACTCTTAGATAAATGGGGTAGAAAAGATGATAATGAAAGTACTGGCTTAAGTAAAATAATAGAATCATATAATTTAGATATTGAGGATTTAATAGTAACAGATAAAAAAGAATTTATAATAAAAGATAAAACATATAAAATATTACATAAGGTATTTATTGCTGATTTTTCAGATATTGAACCAATACCTAGTGGGTTCGATATTGAACCTAGACCAGATATGACAAATGATTCAAGTACACATTTATATAGAGGTATTAGAGAAATACCATTAGTTATATATGGTGATACTGATAGTTTATATATATCATATACACCAATAATGGAAAGTGTTGGTTATAGTGGGAATGAGTTGAAATTTTTATTACATATGAATGCTTGTTTTACACAACCATTATTTAATAAATATCTTGATGAATATGCTACAAAGTATGGTGTTCGATCATTACATGATTTTGAATTAGAAACAATAAATAAATCAGCATTACATATACGAAAAAAACACTATATAAATAATGTTGTGTGGGAAGAGGGTGTTTTTTATGAAGATTTAAGTCATTTTTATCCAAAAGGTGTAGAAATTGTTAAAAGCTCAACACCACCATTTGTTAGAGAAAATATTTGGGATTTTATACGATATTTATTTAAAAATCCAGGCAATGTTTCAATTAAAGAAATATTGAAAATGATGAAAAATTTGAAAAAAGAATTTCAGTTAGCAGATATTGAAGATATTTCAATGACAACAAGTTTAAATAATTATGAAATAAAAATTATGGAAGACCAAAACAGGATGGAAGCAGTCAAAGGTGCTCATTTTTCTGTAAAATCAGCATTATTACATAATTATTTATTAAATAAAAATACTAAATATAAAGAAAGATACGATTTATTACAAGGTGGTAGAATAAAATGGTATTTCACAAAAAATGATTATACTATATTACAAGATAATAGTGAAAAAAATGCAAACAGATTTGCTTATTTAAGAAGTTTTCACCCAACCGAAGTAACAATTAAGGAAAACGTTAATGTTGACTATGATCTACAATTTGAAAAAACATTTTTAAGTATTGCAAATAGGTTCATTGAACCTATTGGATTACCAGAGATAAATAAAAGATTATCTGTATTAAACTCATTATTTTCTCCAAAAAAGAAAAAAATAAAAATAAAAAAAGAAGAACAAGAACCAGATGATGATAATATCACAATTATTAGTTCTGATGATTTAGATTATACAGATACTGGAGATATTATTAATAGTATAGATGAAAATGATATAGAAACAGTAAAATCAAATGATATATCTAAAAAAACGATAGAAGAAGATATAATAGAGGAAATTGATATTGAAGCAGAAAACAAAGATATAATATATGATGATTTTTGGGATTAAAAAAAAAGCTACATAATGTAGCTTTTTTTTTTATTCATTAAAATTATTTTGTATATCCAGTCTTAGGATAAATATTATCCATTTTCACCTTAATAATATCCATTTCATTTCTTAGGGTTTTTCTATCACTATGACCTTTTGGTAATGCTTTACCCTGTCTTGCTCGTGCATTATACACTTTAACTAATTTTTTATATTTATCTTGTGCTTTAATTTGAATGTCAGTATATAGTCTATTTTCGTGTTTAAAACTAAATTCGTTATATTTTGTATTTGTTAATTCTATAATTCTATTAATAAATTCATTTTTTTGACTATTAGTTATCACATGTTCAATAATATTATTAGAAATATAGTGTATTTCTATTTTATTTGTGATACTATTGGGTGATAATAGTAATCTTACTTTAAAATACTCTGATGATGATAAAAATTGATAAGAAACCCCATTATCACTACCAAACCTTTTAAGATCTGGATCTTGTACATAATCTTTGTCCATTTCCTCAATTAAATCATTAAAATCAAATTTGTATGATTTCTTTGTACTGTTTGATTGGTTTGTTTTGTTTTGATATTTGTGATTTTTTATAAAATCGTTTAATGGTGTATTTTTTGTTTTTTTATACAACTTATCACTTAATGTTGATAATCTATTTGTTTTGTATAAATAAAATACTACAATAGCTACTATAATAAATATGAATTCCATAATTGTTGTTTATATTAATTTATGCAAAGATAGTGCTTTTTTTTTAATATTTACAATAATTATATATTAACTTTAACTTTTTTTATAGCATCACTAATATAGCGAGGGATAATATCCGAATTGTATCTTAATAAATCTGAAAAACTATCATCTAAAACATACGTATCTGCATAATCATCAACACTTCTTATACTTCTACCATACATTTGTATAAAATCAACCACAGTTTTCCAATTATACCAATGTTTATTTGTTTTCATTCTCTGTTTAATTTTTTCAGAACCAAGGAATGGAAATGGTATTTTAAGTATTATTTGAAACCTGGATATATCATCTTTTAAATCTACACCAGACACCATTGATGGAGAAACTAATATTGTTTGTGATTTCGAATTAATATGTTTTTTAAGTATTTCATCTCTATTTTCAGAATCATGAAATAATAATCTTTTATCTGTTATATGTTCTTTTAACCAATTTGCAATTTCATATGTACCACAATGTATAATACCTTTTTGTTTTTTATGTTTTTTAAGTATTTTTTTAATTAATACTAATTGATTTTCAAATGTATTAAATTTTTGAGAATATGTCATTTTACCCACACCACTCATATAATAGATTGGTCTGTTTTTTAATTTAAAATCACTATCAATATCAAAATATGTTGTGAATTTTTCTGATATACCATTGATATACGAAAACATACTTTTATCTAAAATTGAACCTGACATCATAATAACGTGATCATAATTTTTAAATATCATATCTTTAATATATTTATGGCCCCACACAGGTTTAACGTCTAAAACTATTTTTGAAAAATCTTTATCTTTTTCATTTAATGTTATATCTAAAATCCAATTTGATTTGTCTTGTTCATATTCATTTATCAAATATTTAAATTTTTCTAATTGTGTTAAACAATGTTGAGAATATTTTGCATATTCTAATTTTATTTTTTGTGGGGCATTTTCTTTTCTTTTATCAATCCATTCTTGTTTTTCTTTTATTTTATTAATGAATTTATTATTTAAAAAACTTATATATTGTTCAACTGATTTTATTCTAATAATATTATTATCTAATTTTTCAATTTCACTAATATTAAAACCATATTGTTTTAGTGATTTTGCTGATATTGTTGTTGATATGAAATCACAAAAAACAGATTCAAAATCATGTGCTTCATCAATAATTAATACGTTACTATTTCGATCTAAAATATTATCTTTTACATATATTGAAAATGTATTAAATAGATGAAAATTTGTTAACCCTATTGTTGATGATTTCCACGTTTCCTTTGCATTTGTATATGGACATTCTGAACCACATTTTGGTCCACTTGTATTACAAATATCCCAACCTTTAGAACAATCTGTATCATATGGATCACAATAATAGTTATTTCTACCTTTTAATGGTTTTATTACATTAAATTCAGATGTATATTGGTCTTGTAATATTTTGGAATTAGTCAAAATATCTATTTTCGCATCACTATTTATTGTATTTTTATACCAATTTGAAAACAATAATGTTAAATATGATTTTCCTGAACCAGTTGGTGCGTTTATTAATATATATTTTTTAGCATTAATTATTGATTTTTTAATAAAATCAAGCATATATATTTGTTGATTCCTTGGTATCATTGTTAATGGAAAATATATATTTATATCATCATTTATTTTTAGCATATTATATTATTTATATTTATATAATATACTATATTTTTAATAAATTGTTTTAATATTTATGATATTTATAGTGGGCATTTACAATCTTTCAATAATATATCTAAATCACCATTAAAATTTCTATAAACTCTATCAACATCTTTCATAGATAATTTCATAGCAATAAAATATAAATCAAATAAGAAATCTAATTTATCTTCATTTGTAGAATATACTATGTGATCTGATATAAATGTTTCATCAATCGTATATTTAATATATTCTATGGAATTTTCGTGTATTACATTAAATCCTTTCTCATCATTACTCATTACTAAATCGAAAACTTCTTGACCAAAAATCATTTTTATTGTATTATTATAATCTATAACAATTTCTGTCATATTTTTAATAACGATAGCATAAAATTGTTTATTAGATAAACCATCTATATCACTATTATTTATTAATTCTAATGCATATTTTTTTATTGATTCATATTTAACTAATAAAATAGTTTGATATAAATATGTTTTTTTATCTGATGCTAATGAAATTCTCTTTATTTTGTGAGTTATAAATGAACTTTCTGTAAATAATTGATGCTCTTTTAAATTAATGTATGATTTTTTCTTTCTCCACCATTTAATTATAGTATTTCTAAACAAATAAATAATATTTGCTAATACCATTATGCTTATAAATATTACTTTCCAGAATATTGGTAATGTTCCAATCATTTTTAAAATATCCATGTTATTCTATTGTTTCTTTTTTTAAATATTTCTGCATTGTGTATTTTTTATCTTCTATTAATATGTGGTGTCTTATCCAAGATTGTAAAAAAGAATATAATTTTTTCTTGTTTAATTTATTTGGGTTTTCATAATAAAAATTGATAGTTTCTATGAATATATTATGTAAATTTATATGATTTTTTGTATCTTGGAAATTCATATCTTGAAAATAATTTTCTTCGGTAGTAAAATGATAAATTGAATATTCTTTTAATTCTTTAATAATATTTTCCATTAATATTTTATCACATTTTTCATTATTATTCTTATCAACATCTTCTATTATACATATATTATCTATTAAATCAAAAAGTTTTTGATGTTGGTCATCTATGAAATCTATACCCAATTTATATTTATCTAACATAATGCGTTTTTTTTTATTATATATTAATAAAAAAAAATCATTTTTATAAAACTTAACAAAAAATAGAATATACTAATATATTCTATTTTTTATTTTTTATTTTTTATTCTTACTATTCATCTAATTTTATTGTTCATCATAATTTTCAAACCACTTAGAAATCAGCTTATCATAAAAAGCTTTTTTCTTGGTTTTATAACCAAGTTCTCTTAAATTTTTTAAAAATTCCGTTTGTCTTTCAAATGATGTTAATTTATCAAATTCAGCTTCTACTTCTTGGTCAGTCAAATTTGGAGCAAGTTCACCATTAAAGGTTAAGTCATCACCAATTTCTTCACTAAATTCTTCATTTATATATATATATAAAACCCCATATTTTAAATATCCTAAGACGAAATTACTGAATAGTATATTCTTATACATTACTTTTTTTCAGCTCTTTATATAATACAGTTAAATCTTGTAACCAAATTGTTTTTATCTTTCTTTTTTCTAATTCTTCATATTCGTGTTTTTTGTTTACATATGATGTTTTCATATCATTTAATTTTTCTGTGGTTAATGATATTAAACTCATATTTAATAAATAATTATAAGATTCTTCTATTTTTTCTATTTTCAATACTTGTAATTGTTCTTCTATTTTTTCTCGCTTGATGTTTTGTATTTTTAAATTGTTTTTTAATATTTCATTAATAAATTTCATTTTATTTATTAATATGAATCTTTCATGCTCTAATTTATTTAATTGATAATCCTTCCTTAATTGATAGTATTCTAATCTTTTATCATAATAATCATCAATTATATTATCCACACTATCATACATTTTTATTTTATTTTCTGAATCAAATAATCTCATATTATTTAATGAAAAATGGGTTTCTAATTTAAATGTTGATATTAAATTGTTTTCAATTTTTTTCATATCTTCTCGTGTAACATTTATTATAATATCAACTTTTTCATCTGTATCATTTTTTGTATATGTTTTTATAACTTTATCATCTTCTAATTTATCTAAAACATCATAGTATTTATTATTCCATAAACCTATTGGTAATTCTTTTATATTTAATTGTGTTGATGATTTTTTAATAATTACACCTTGGGTAGTGTATCTATTCTTATCTTCATCATATATTATATCACCAACAAACCCACGAAAATATGGTATTAGTTCTGGTGTTTTTTTATTTTTTATTTTTAAAACTAAATATTTAATTATATCTAATGGGTTATAATTTAATATTGATGTTGACCAACCAGTACCTATACCATCTGCACCATTAATTAAAACCATTGGGATTATTGGTACATAATATTCTGGCTCAATTGGAAACCCATCATCATTTAAATAATTTAAAATATCATTATCCTCAACCATAAATATTTTTTTTGATAAATTTGATAGCATAGTAAAAATATATCTTGAACTAGCAGCATCTTTTCCACCTTTTAATCTTGTACCAAATGCACCTTTAGGTTCAAGTAAATTAATATTATTTGTTCCTATAAAATCTTGTGCAATATTAATAATTGCTCCCTCTAATGACATCGGACCGTGGTGATATGCTGTTTCTTCTGTGACAGCACCAGCAAATTGACTAACTTTAACTTTGTTTTTATATTTCTTTTTAAATAATGTATATAAAACTTTCCTTTGACTTGGTTTAAACCCATCAATAACTGAAGGTATAGAACGTTTATTATCTGCCATTGAAAATTCTATAAACTCTTTATTAAAAAAACTATCATATGTAGTATCATCAACAAACTTATCAATTGATAATGTTGGTTTATAGTTAGTTAACCATTCTTTTCTATCATTAGATCTTTTTTCATTAAAAATTAAATCAATTATATCGTGTGGGTTTTCATTATATTTAAATGGGATTAAATATTTATTTATAGTTTTAAAAAACTCTTTTATTTCAGATGCTTCAATTGTACCCAAACCTTTATAATATGTAACAAACCAACCACTTTGTTTTGTTGATTTCCATTTTTTATAGTCTTTTAATTTATAAAAAAATTTATATTTCTTCCCTTTTTCTATTTTAACAATAGGTGTAACAAAATCATAAAGAAAATTTAATTTTAATAGTTCTGGCCAAAAAAACTCAAATATATTTATTAATAACCCTTTTATATGTGAACCATCATCATCTGCATCACCCGCAAAAACAACTTTACCATACCTTAATTTAGATAAATCATCATATTTTTCTCCAAATTCTAACCCAAGAGCTAAAATAATATTTTTTATTTCAGAATTTTCTAATATTTTTTTCATTGTAGATTTTCTAACATTTAGTGGTTTACCTTTTAATGGGAAAACTCCATAATAATCTCTACCAGTAGTAGAAAACCCAGTAATAATTGTAGAACTTGCAGAATCACCCTCTGCTAAAAATAACACACAATCTTTTGATTTTGTTGTTCCGGCTTTATTTGCATCATCTAACTTTCTTATTCTAATTTTACTTTTTTTACCTTTATTTAATTTTTTTAATTCTGCACGTTCTTTTATCTGAATATAATTCATTATATCTTCAATAATATCCGATTTCATTATATCTTTAATCAATCTTTGACTAACTTGAATATCACCAATGTGTTTATTTGTTAATCTTGTTTTTAATGTTTCCTTAGATTGTGTATCAAAATCTGGATTAATCACTTTACTATTTAATAATATAAATAATTTTGATTTTATATCATTTTCTTTTATTGTTATTTTTTTGTGTTTTTTTTCTAATTGGGTTTTTAATTCTTTAATTATTTGGTTTGTAATAAAATTAACGTGAGTACCACCTTGATATGTTGTTATACCATTAACTAAACTAACTTGTTGAAATTCATCAATATTTGTTGATGATACACCAACTTCCCACCCACTATTTAATTTTTCATAAAAAAATTCATTATTTTTCGTGTGTAATTTACTGAAATCTTCAAATGTTTTTATTGGAATTATTTCATTATTAAAATATACTTTTATTTTTGTATATACAGCAACATCAATAATTCTTTTTAATAATATCTGTTTATCTTGCTCTGTTATTTCTGTCATACCAAATCTTTCAAAATCTGGATAAAATGATATTTTTGTGTATATTTTTTTCGATTTTTTGATTTTTGGTTTATGTATATTTTCTAAATTATTTGTAAACTTTTGATAATATTCATTTTTTCCATCACAAGTTTCTATTATAAATTCTTTACTGTAAATATTACATAATTTAGCACCCAACCCATTTTTACCACCAACTAACCTATCTTCATTATCATCATAATTTGTACCAGTTAATAAATGCCCAAATATTAATTCTGGTACATATACATTATGTTCTTTATGTATTTGGACTGGTATTCCTGGACCATCATTTTCTATTGAAATGTGATCACTTTCTATATTAACTTTAATATACTTAACTTTATTAGTTCTAATATATTGATCGGATGCATTAACTAATATTTCATCAAATATTTTTAAAAAGCCTGGATTAAATTTAACTATCTTAGGACTTATTGTAATGTTTTTTAAATCGTGTATATTATCAACTATAAAAATTTCTTTCAATTCAGATGCAGTTGACCCAATATATGTATCTGGTCTTTGTAATACATGTTTTCTGTGTGATAATTTTTTATATTGATCTTCTATTGTTTTTTTCGCCAAAATTCTTATTTCTTTTTTTAAATTATATATAGTTATAAATAAAAGTTCATTTTTATGATAGTTTTTTGAGTTTTTTTATTTTATATATAATAAAAAATAATATAATTATTATGAAATTAAAAAGATTTAATGATTTTTTAGTTAATGAGTCTAAGAAATCAACAAAAGAAGAAACAGAAAAAAAAGTGGATGATAAAGAAAAAAACCCACACAAATTTGGAACAAAAGAATTTTTCAAATGGCAAAAAGACAATAAAAAATCTGACGATAAGAAAGACGATAAGAAAGATGATAAAAAATCTGACGATAAGAAAGACGATAAGAAAGATGATAAAAAATCTGACGATAATTGTGATGATAAAAAATCTGACGATAAGAAGCCAGGAAAAGTTTTAAAATTTGGTTCTCCAGAATGGAGAAAGAAATATGTTAAAAAATAATATTTAATTAAAATAATTAAAAAAGCATCTGATTTTTATATATTAAAATCAGATGCTTTTTTCATAACCAAGAAAAAATCAAATTCATTTGGATATTTATTGATAACTTTTTCTTTATCTTTTTTATTAGAAAGATTTTCAAAAATTGAATGATAATTATCAGTAAACCCAAACCAATTTATTTTGTTATTTAATAATACCTCAAATATATCATTATTTGTATTCATATTTGTATTATTTATATCATAATGTAACCACATATCATTTGCTGTTATATTTTCAAAAATATAATCTATGTTCTTTTTTAATATATCAGCAGAAAATTTATTGAAGTTAGTAATATCATATGGATCATCATCAATATGGTATTTATAATCTGAATTAGATAACCAATTCAAATATAATATAATAATATCCCTCGGTGGTTTATTATTTGTATTTAAAACCATTAAAGAATTTTCAAAATAAAAAAAACCAACATTTTTATTAAAATTAATATATTTAGTTATCATTTTTTAAATTCTTTTTTCATTTTTTCCTTTTTTTTCAGCTATTTTTAATTCTTTCTTAAATAATAATTTTTGATCTCTCATTCTTAATATTTCTAATTCTTTTTCAGCTATTCTAATTTCATATCTTTTTATTTTCTGTTTAATATTTCTAATTGTTATATCAACACTTTTATCAGCAAAAGCTTTTGCTGCTTGTTTTTTCATTCTTTTTATTCTATGAATATTTTCTTTGTATTTATCATCAATTGCTTCATCTTCACTTTTTCTTTTTTTCTTTGTAAATTTTTTATCAACGATGCTATTTTTCTTTAATATTTTTTTATGTTTTTTAACAATTGAATCCTTATTACTAAGTTTTTCATATAATTCTGGGTATTCAGATTCATCAAAATCAAATATTACTTGGTGGTCATGTTTAATTGTAATATTACTTGCACCTAAATCATTTTTTATATTATTTAAAATTTCTGATATGTTATTTGGGATTTCGCCAGCATATGAATATGTTGTATATGAACACATTATTTGATTATTATCAATATATTGTACATTATTTATTTTGTTTTCTTTATCATCAACACTTATTCCATATTTCTTAAATGTTTCAATTACATTTTCTTCTGGTATTAATTCATCTAAATCTATTTCTGGTAATGGTTTATTATTAAATAATGATTCATTAAAACTAACAAAATTTTTTATTTTCATTGCTATTTAATTCTTTTTTATTATATATAAATATTTTTTTACTGAATATAAATATTATCATAAAATTTATTGATTAATTCTATCAATAATCCAAAATATCCAGAATTCCTCAGTCTTTTAAACACTAAATTCCCAATTGAAAATTCTGCATCAGCAGTTAATAAACCACTCTTTCTTTCACCGTGTATTTTCTTTTTTAATTTATATGATAATATATAATATTTTTTTGATAATTCTGGTGATAAGTCTTTTTTAGACCAATTCAACAATTGATTTATTGCATCTCTATATATTTTATTATTTTTATCAATTTCTTTATCATTAATATTTGGTGTATTATGTTCTGGTTTAATTATCCAATTATCATTCATTAATGAATATACACCACTTGCTGTGTGTTCTTCTGTTATATTTTGAATATAAACTTCTATATCATGTCCTTGGATAGTAATATTATGTAAATTATTCCAATTTATTCTGAAACTATTTATTCCAGCTTCAATTATATCTCTTTTACCATATATATTAGAAAAATCAATCATAATATGTATATCGAAATCTGAGTATTCATTATAATTGTAATTTGCTAATGACCCAGTTAATACTATATCTATTATTGGTGCTTCTATTTCAGTTGATGTATAAAAATCATTAGTAATCATTAATAATTTTTCTCTTATTCTGTTATCTATTTTTCCATTATTCCAAAATTTTGGGTTTAGTGTTTTATTATAATAAATATATTTTTTCATATCCTATATATTAATTTTTAAATATTAAAATCTGATACTGCATTATACATATTGAATATATCATTGAGGTCATTTATCATAGAAAAATCCTTAATATCTATACATGGTATAATTTCAAAACTTTTCGCTATTGGGTTAAGTATTATTTTCATAGAATATTGACCATTAATATAAAGTATTTTCCAACCAATTGCGTACTCTGATAATAATTCAGATTTTAAATTAATATCTAAGTCTATATATTTTGATATAATATGTAATGCATCACCTATTTCTTTTGGTAAATAATCATATTCTAAATTTAATCCTTCTGGGTATTCTTTTCTAAAATCAACAATAATTGTTGGTGGTTTATTAAAACCATTAATAATCCTCTGTTCACGTTGTTGCTTCACAAATTGTTTATTTTCAAATAATTTAAAATATTTTATCATAATCTAAAATCTTTTTTTAAATTGATATAATGGAAATTCATTTATACCATTCACTTTTCTTCTTTTTTCTATATCTTTTCCACTATACGATATAATTGTTTTATAACTCCCAAGTAATTTTTTACCCTCATAAACTCTAACTGTTTTTCCTTTTTCACCCAACGCATCTACAACAGCAATATACTCATTTGAAATAATTGATTTTAATATTGAAATTTTGATTTTATTTATCATTTTCTTTGCTTTTGCCATCATTGGGTTATTCCATGGATTCATTAAATCAAGAACAGTATTAGTGTTTTCTAATTGGATTTTAATTGGTCCAATTGACTTTTGAGATATATTAACATTATCCTGTTTTTCTATTTTTTTTGCTTTTATTAAAGAATCTTGATTTCTTCTAATAGTATTAAAATCTGCTCTAGCAATTGTTCTTTCAGTCATAACCCTATCATTCATCTTATATCCTTTTGGTGGTAATCTATAAAAATGTCCAGTGAATATCATTGCTTTTATATTACTTGTTTTAAATAATCTCCACACTTTTTCTGTTTCTTGTTTTTGAGATACAGAAAATCCCTCTAAATGCCAACCTCTAACTAATTCATTTCCAGTGTTTTTATTAACCCCCAACACCATTGGATAAATAACCCTTTCTCTACCACCTTTCCATTTATCCTTATCTCCGGCATATAATACTAAAACAACCATACCATATTTAATAGCTTTAATCATTTTTGATCTATTATACTTCATTCTCTTATTAACTGGAAATCCAGGAACAATATCTTGTATTGGTTGATTACTCGATTCATTTATTCTAAAATATGGAATAAAATTTATATCATCTTTTGTATTTAATCTAAAACCCTCTTGCATTTTTATGTTTTTTTCTTTATTATTTCATATTATATATTAATTTTTATAAATCAAAAACACTAAATATATAACTATTTTAGAATTAAACAATTAAAACAAAAGATGCCACATTATGATATACTATATTATATAATATTATATATATATATTTATTACAACTAATTAATTATTTTTTTATATAATTAAAAAATAATTAATTATATATGGCAAGTTTATATTTTAGATATTCGACTATGAATGCTGGGAAAAGTTTAGATTTATTAAAAGTAGCACATAATTATGAAGAACGACATAAAAAAGCATTAATATTAACATCTGCATTAGATGATAGATATGGTCAAAACAAAGTTAAAAGTCGCTTAGGTGTAGAGAAATATGCATTAGGAGTTAAAAAAGATGATAATATATTATTAATAGATGATTATAAATTATATGATTGTGTATTAGTTGATGAAGTTCAATTTTTTACTAAATACCAAATATATCAATTATCTGATATTGTAGATTATTTTAATATCCCAGTTATTTGTTATGGATTAAGAAGTGATTTTAAGAATGAACCATTTGAAGGTAGTTTGTATTTAATGACTATTGCAGATAAAATAGAAGAATTAAGGTCTATTTGTTGGTGTGGTGCAAAAGCTAGTATTAATTGTAGAATAAATGATAATGAAATAGTTTATGATGGAAACCAAGTAAAAATTGGGGGGAATGAGTCATATATTACATTATGTCGTAAACATTATAAAGAGGGTAAAATGAATAAATAATTATTTATATATAATCACATGAAATATTTAATAACAAAATTTAAAAATTATTATAATCATATTAATGAAAGTTATAATGTAGAAAATATAAATTATGATGAATCTATTATAGATTCATTTTATAAAGATAATTTTGATTTTTTTAAAGAACATGGTTTAAGTAGTGTTATTGATAATTTTAAATGGGGTTATATATATCAAAGTGTTGATGAATTATCATTAACAAATGATTGGAAAAAGGATTATATTGAAAATAGAGATAATGATGATTTAATTGATTATATACAAGAATATTATAATGAATATTATAATGAATATAAATCAAAATACATTGAAAATATAAATAAATTATTTATTGAAAGTTTTAGTGGGGGGCAAGATGATGAATTTGATGAAAAATTTGATTTTGATAAAACATATAAAGATTATAATTATTTTGATAAAGTTGAAAAAATATTTAATTATGATGAAAGTTATTTAATTGATATTGTTGAGAAATCCCATTTTTATTCTTGGGTTTGGGATAAAAGATATGATAGCGTGTTCGATTATATTAATGAAATATATATGGATCCAGATAATATAGAAGATAAAAGCTCAGATAATTATACCGAAGCAGTTTCTACATATTTCACTGTAATTGAAAATTATATTGATGAAAAATATTTAAATAAAATATGGATTTCTAATATTAGTGCAGAAGTGGAAAAAATATATTATTTCGATAATAATAAATGGTCAGATGATTTTATTGATAATTTAATTGATTATGATTTAAATAATATTATATATATATTTAATGATATATCAAATATCACGTATTTTAATACATATGAGCACCAAAAAGATTTAATAATAAGTATGTTTAGATATGAATCAGATATTAATATTACTGAATCAGATAATTATGATAAAGATTATTATTTACCAGATATATTATTTAACATAAATGAAAAATATAATTTAGTTGACGAAATTAAAAAAGAGTATAATACTTATATTATAAAAATCACAACAAACGAATTTAATATTTAAATATTATAGGTATTTAGCTTATTTGTTATCTATATATAACAAATATGAAATATCTAAATAAAATAATAAATGGTGATGGATTAGAAAATATTAAAAAAATACCAAATGATTCGATAAATTTAATTTGTGTTGATCCACCATATAATATAAAAAAGGATAATTGGGATAATATTGATAATTACTTTAAATGGTTAAAAGATTATTTTATTGAATTTGAACGAATATTAAAAGATAATGGGTCATTTTTTATATTTCATAATGATTTTAAAACTATTGCAAAAATAGACATTATAATAGAAGATAATACATTATTTAAACAAAAGAATTTTATTGTTTGGAATAAGAGATTTGATAATTCTAATAAAAAAGGATATTTAGATGGCTTTATACACTCTGGTAAAAGTAATCACTCATTTCAAAAAATGGCAGAATATGTATTATTTTATCAATTTGATTTATATCATAAATTAAAAGAGAAGAGATTAAAATATGGATTCAACCAAGAAAAAATAGCAAAAGAAATATTAAGTAAAAATGGTAATCGTTCTGGATGGTATGCAAATATAGAATCTGGAAAAAGTTTTCCCAATAACACAACGATTATTCCAATAAAAAAATATTTGAATTTAACAATTGATGATTTAGTTCCAGTGTTTAATAATCAAAAAATACATCATAGTGTTTGGAATTATGATATAGATTATAAAAAAATTGGACATATTACACCAAAACCATTAAATTTAATAAAAAATATAATTTTACATACAACAAATGAAAATGATGTTGTGTTAGATTGTTTTGGTGGTTCTGGGACATTAGCAGTAGCTTGTAAAGAATTGAATAGGAATTTTGTTTTAATAGAAAAAGAAAAAAAATATTGTGATATAGCAAAAGAAAGATTAAATAGTAAATAAATGTTTTTATAATGATTTTTTTATTATCTTTGCAAAATATTAATTTAAAAATCATAATTATGAAAAAAATAGTTTTTCAAACAAACATTGATCATTATACAAATAATCATTTTCCTCAACAACTATCAATTCCACCAAGAATTGGTGAACACGTAAGAGTAAAAGAAGAGTGGGGGCATATGTTAAAACAAAAAAAACTTCCATTAATTTTAGAAGTTGTAGATGTTATTCACGGAGAAGAAAATATAGTTTGTGAATTACACTATAAAGAAATAGATTTAAAATTTGCTAAACAAGCAGGAAGAAGTTTATATAATTAGTATAATCAATAACAAAAATAATCATGTCAAATATTAAAGTAATAAAATTAAGAGTTTTAAATAAATATCATATTGAAAATAATAAAAATAAGATAGTTTATATTATCAAAGAAAAAACAAAATTATCTCTTGATGAAATATATAATATTGTTAATGATATGCTAAATGGTGATGTATTTTCAACTAAAATTGAAATAAATATTGAAAAATTTAATTCTGATTTTGAATTAGAATTATTTCTTATAAATTTACATAAATTTGGGGTTACATCTACAATTACAGATAAAACACCAATTTTAGATAATAATTTATTATCTATTCATGATATTTATTCTGATATTTGTAGAATAAATAGTTTAGAAAAAAAAGGAACATTTGAAAAAATATCTAAATTCAACGAAGAATTTGGAGAATTAAATGCAGAAATTCTAAAATTATATAAATTAACATACAAACCATATAATAGAAAGGAATTATTAGGAGAAATGGCTGATTCTATGCAAGTTTTACTATCTATTTTTGATTCCCTACACGAAAATTCGAATATTACCCTAAATGATATATTATTGGAAATATCTGAAAAAAATAAAAAATGGGAAAATAAAATAAAAGATTATATAAAATGAAAAATCTGGATAAATTAAGTGATACTATTGATGATTTTTTTAAATCACAAAGAGCAGACGAATATTTTAAAGAAATAAAAAAACTAAGAAAAAATAAAAATCGTTATATTAATAAATATACAAATTTATTAAAAAAATGTGATAATATTAATATTTTTATGGATAAAATATTTTTATGGGAACATAAATATGAAGAAAAAAAATATATGAATGGTGTTAGTGCAACATCTAATTTTTTCCAAATTATATTTAATGTGTGGGAAAGAAATGGAAAAGAAGAAGTTATAGATGAACCATTTTTAACAGAATCATATACGTGGTTAGAATATACATTTAAAATATATGTTGGTCAAGGGGTATATTTCCGAGTTGTAAAAAATAATAAAATTATTTTTTATTCATATTAAACAAAGTTCTAAATAATGTATATATGATAATGATTGATAAAAAAAATAACACAAATATATGAATAAGAAATTAATTTTTGAAAAAACAGAGAAATTATCAGAATTAAAAATAATATTAAAAAAGGAATTTGTAGGATTAAATGATATTATAGATGAAATTGTAGATTTAATTGAACCATGGTATTTATTCCCTGAAAACCAATTTAGACCGACAGTTATTAATATGTTTGGTATGACAGGTACTGGTAAAACATCATTAGTGTTAAGAATATTTGAATATTTAGAATTAACATCATTAATGAGATTTGATACTGGTGAGTGGGTGGAACAAAAAAGTGGCACATTATCTGATATAATTTCAGAAAATAATAGGAAAATAAATAATTTTGATGGTACAAAAAATGAAGAAGTTAATAATAAATCATCAAATAAAACTATCTTTTTATTTGATGAATTTCAATTAGGTAGAACAATAGGTAGTGGAAGAGAAAATATTGATAGACCAAATCTTAGAGTTATGTGGGATTTATTAGATTCTGGTAAATTTACAATAGTTGAAGATAATTGGCAAAAGGATAATTTACAAGCATTATATGTTAAATTAAGTTATTTAATTAATACATTAAATGTTAAAGCAAAATTTGGTAAAATAACACAAAATAAAAAAGAATGGGATTTATATTTCACAAATGATGATGATTCAGAAAATGATTGGTATTGTGAAAATCCATTAGTACCCACTAATGAATTATATGCATTATCAGACTTATCAAAAGACTTTATATCAGATAAACAACTTGGTAAATATCTAATGACATTACAATCAGAAAAAGAGATATTATTATTTCTTGAAAAAATATTAGTGACTTCTACAACACCAACTGAATATGATTTTTCTGATTCTATTATATTTATTGTTGGTAATTTAGATGAAGCTTATGCTTTAGCAAATGATATGGATGCTGATTTAGATGCTAATTTTTTATATGAACACACAAAAAAAATAAACATTTCTAATATAAAACAATCATTATCATATTTATATAAACCAGAACAAATATCAAGGTTAGGTAATAATTATATTATTTATAGATCTTTTAACGAAGAAACATATAAAGAATTAATTAAAATGGAATTAAATAAAATTAGTATAAAAGTATATGATAAATTTAATTTTAAAATAAATTATTCGGATAAAATAAAAGAATTAATATATAAAGAGGGTGTTTTTGCAACACAGGGGGTAAGACCAATATTTTCAACGGTAACTAGTTTAATTGAAACTAAACTTGGAAAAATAATTGTTGATTTAAATAAGCAAAACATAGATGCAAAAGAAATATTTTGGGATGTTGACGATAAATATGAATTTTTAAATATTAAAGTGAATGATGATATTGAATTAAAATATAAAATAACACTTAAAGTTGAAAATTTAAGAAAAAGTTTATCAAATGATATACAAGCATTAATTGGTATTCACGAAGCTGGACACGTTATATGTGATGTTTATGGATTAAATTTATGTCCAGAAATAGCAGTATCAAAAACTATTGTTGAGGGTGGTTTTACACAAACTAATTATCCAGATTATAAAACAAAAACATTTATGATGAACCAAATTGTTACGTTATTTGGTGGTCACGCTGCGGAAGAATTGGTTTTTGGTTCTGATAATATTACAAGTGGATCAGTATCAGACTTAGAAAAATCAACAAACATTGCATTGAATATGTATAAAGATTATGGAATGGATCCAGATAATAATTTAATTCCAGCATCATATTCAGAACCAGATTTTAGAATATCAACTGATCAAATATCTGATGAGGATATTGATTATAAAGTTAAATATTTCTTATCTAAACAATATGCCTTAGCAAAGAAAATATTAACTGATAATATGGTATTATTACTTGAAATGGGTGAATATTTAACCGAACATTCTAAAATTGAAAAAGATAAAATTAAAGAATTAGTTAAAAAATATGGAGATTATGATATACCAAAATATAAAGACTATAAACAATATTATGATTTTAAAAATATATTATACAGTAAAAAACATAAATAATTTAAAAACATATATATATATATGAAAATAGTTTATATTTATATCATGACAATGTTAATCACTATAATGTGGTTGAGTATATCACCATATAGTGAAACAAAATCATTCAAATTAAAAAATGTTGATTTTAAATTACATGGGGTTTATGATCAAGATGATAATTTTATAAAATTTAATGATACCGTAGCATTACCAAGATATGTTGATGATTATGTTGGATATGTAGATAATGATGAAATATATAAATATAGAGTTAAATTATTAACAACAGAAGAAGAAATAATAACATATTTTGGCAATCATGATGATATTAGTAAATATAAAAACGGACCATCAACAATTCAAAAATCAGATACTAAACTAAAACCTATATTTTGGATAGTTATTGTAATACTTATTATAACATTATTAGTTAGAATTCTAGCATATTTCTACGTACCTAATCTAGATGAAGAAATGACTTTATATGGTTATATTTTACAAATAGTAAAAATATTATTTTTTTTATTAGAATCTATGTTTTTATTAGTTTTGATTTTTTCTTTTTTAAATTATAAATTATATGTTACTGGGTTTTTTATAGGAATACCATTATCAACAATTGCGTTTATTTTTTATAATGTAGCCATAGATGATAATATTGATAACTATATATTTAAAAAAAATAAACAACAAAATATTATTAATAAATTAAATGAAAATTATAAACAATTAAATATTAAATAATGGAAAAAGAAAAATTTTTAGAAAATTATGTAAATACACCAAGTCCATCAGGGTTTGAATTAGAAATGGGTGGACAACAAGTATGGATTGATTATGTTAAAGATTTTGTACACGAAATCAAAACAGATTTTTATGGTAATGCGTATGCATATTATAATAAATATAATGAAAATAAAAAGACAGTATTAATTGATGCTCACGCAGATGAAATAGGATTTATTGTTTTTGATATAACTGATGATGGTTTTATTAAGATTGCACGATTAGGTGGTTCAGATATATTAACAACCCCAGCAGCAAGAGTTGATATATGGATTAATAAAGATAAAAGTATTCCAGGAATATTTGGTCATCCAGCAATTCATATTCAAGATAAATATGAAGTAAAAATAGAAAAGGTATTTATTGATGTTGGTGTATCTTCAAGAGAAGAAGTAGAAAAAATGGGAATAGAAATAGGAACACCAATAACTATGAATGATGGTTATTTTAAAATGGATAATTATTATTGTGGGAGAAGTTTAGATGATAAAATTGGTGGATTTATTACTAGTCAAGTATTATCTAAATTAAAATCTGAAAAAAAAGAATTAAATTTTAATTTAGTTATTGTGAATGCTGTACAAGAGGAAGTAGGATTATATGGAGCTAAAATGGCAAGCACATTAATAAAACCAGATATTGCTATTGCTATTGATGTAACACACGATACAACATCACCAGCATATGATAGAAATAAACAAGGACATATTGTTGCTGGTGAGGGTTGTGTTTTAATGTCTGCACCAGCAATTCAAAGAAATCTTTTAAAAATATTAAAAGATACTGCAAATTCACATAATATTAAATATCAAATGACAACATCTGGGAGAGGAACTGGTACTAATGCAGATTCTTATGCATATCCATCTGGAACACCAACAGCATTGATTAAAATGGGTATGAGATATATGCACACAACAGTTGAAACAGTACATAAAGAAGATGTACAATCAGCAATAGATTTATTATATACTGTTATAGAAACTGGTAATATACTAAAATCCTTAAAATAATATAATAAAACTACTTTTTTTGTTTCATGATACTATATATATAGTATCATGAAACATTATCCAAAAATTAGACATTTAACATCATATCAAGCATTAAAATCAATATTAGATGATGGTTATTTAAAACCATTAATAAAAAATGATATATTAGAAACGTGGTTAGATGATAGACAAAAAAAAGAATTAAAAAAATTTGGAACAAATAACTTAATTTTCACCACACCAGATTGGTACGGTGATTATTCACATGAAACTGGTCATGGTCCAATAATGATATATTTCAATGAAAAAATATTTGATGATTTTGAAATATCATTTAGTATATCTGATAATAAAATTTCTAATGGTAAAATATACAATAAAATAGAATTAAAAAATATATATTATAATATTCAAAATAATATTCAAAATAGTATATCAAATATAATATTAAATAAGTATAATATTAAAAATGAAGCAAAAAAATATAATACTAGTAAAGGATTGCAGTTTATAGATAGTTTATTTTATAAAGAATATTCTGAAGTGCAAATACACACAAAAATGATCCCAATTAGTTATATTGAAAAAATAATATTCACTGATATTTATTTATATAAATATGATGATGATAATGAATTAAAAATAGAATTAAAAAATACACTAACTGAAAAAAAAATTATTTTTTTAGATAAAAATAGTAAAACATATTAATAAAATAACTATATTTGTATCATAAAAAAATAACTAAATGAAAGTATTAATAATAAAATCAAATAAATTTTCTTGGTATAAAGATTTAGTTGGTACATTAATTGAAGTAGAAGATATGATAATTGAATCTAGTCCTGGTGTTTTTTCATATATACTAATAAATAAAAAAATATCGTATGGGGTTATCGAAGAAAAAAATTGTTTAACAATAAAACAACAGCGAGTAGATAAATTAAAAACTATATTAAAATATTAATAACCATCATCATCTGCTTTTAATTCATTACAAATTTTACACATCACTTGATAATTTATCAATATATTTCTTCCACCACACGATTTTGGTATGATATGGTCAACTGTTATTAATACTTCTTCATTATCTATATATCCATATAAATCTAAATGTTGTCCACCACCTTTATCTTCTTCTAATGCAAAGAAATATCCTTTGACACCACAATTTACACAAATTAATCCTTTTTTATAAAAAATTTTTGCTCTCTTACAGTTTATTTTAAATCCATCTGTTTCCCAATATATTCTTTTGGGGTTGTCTTCTATCCATTTAAAAATATCCTCAATAGTATATATTCTTAATCTAGTCATACCGTTATGTATAGGTATTATTTTATCTTTTTTATCATTCATTTATACATATATCTATTTTTTTCATTTTTGTTTATTTATATATACTTATAAATAAACCGGATATGAATCAAAAAGCTATTAAATTAATAGAGTCGTTTGAAATTAATAATTTAAAAAACAAAACTATAAAAACGTGGGAAGAATTTAATGAAAATTTAGCATCCAAAGATAAATGGAATATAATAGATGGTGATAATGAACCAACTGATGATGAAATTTTAAAGAAAGAGTTTGATGATATAGAAAAGACTGAAATTTTAGATAATAAATTTTCAGAAAATGAAGAAAAATTAGATGATTATACTCCACCATTCCAATATGATGATAGTAATGCTGATCATCAAATAGAAAACGCTGGAATTATTAAAGCAACAGTATTCATAACATATAGTGGTGTAAACAACACCAAACAATTAAATTACGAACAATTAGAAGAGGACTTTTTAACTAAAACTGATTTTGATGAAGTCGATGTTTCTATTAATGATGATTTTGTAGTATATAGTATCAATATATATGATTATGATAATAATAGATAATTTAATATGAAATATTTAAAAAAGATAAATGAAGTGTCAGTTTATCATAATCTTAATGGTTATGATAAACATGAAATAACTATATTAAAAAGGGATAATATACATAAATATGAATATTGTGATGGTATATTATATGAATTATATTCAAAAGATGATTATATTGTATCTGTTGATGATATAGTACATACTGATGAAAACTTATTTTATGAAGATCAAATAGAAAGATACATACAATATTTTCAAAGTGGTGGTGGTACTCAATCATTCCCAATAGTTGAAACAAATTATAAGGATTGTTATAATTTGGAAGAAATGTTATATTATTTAGAAGATGATATTGATTTAAGAGTTGATATTTTAGCCATAAACCATAGTTATTTATATGATAAAGATTTCGGAGAATTAATTGAAGAATGTGATGAATATGGATTTGAAAGTGAAGTGAGAAAAAATGGTAAGTTATATTCACCATTAGATTCCATTACTAATATTAAAGAACTAAATAGTTATTATGATATAGATGAAGATATAAGTAAAAAAGAAGTTTATAATGGGTTTAAAGCGATATTAGAATATTGGAGTGAAAATAAGCAATATAATTTAACTGATTTAAATCATAGATTTGCTGCATTAGTTAGACTTGGAAAAAAAGAAGTTTATATTGACCCAAGTTAATATCTATCATTATATATTCTCATAATATTTTTAAATTCAGATAATAAATTTTCATTATTTGAATTTTTTATTTTTTCTAAAATAAGTGTTTCTATTTTTAATGATGTGTTTTTAATTAAATCTTGATGTATTGATGTATCATCATTAATATATTTTAATGATTTAAAATCAAATTTATTTAATAATACATCAATTTTTAATTTTTTATCATTTATGAGTTTTTTATCAATTTCAATTTCAATATGATTTTTTTTAATATAATCAATATCAAAATCGACTAATTGTTTTATGTTTGATAAAATTATTTTCCCATATTTTTTACTGATATTATTTTCAAAATATTTATGTTTGTTGTTATCACTAATCACAAAAAAACCAGAAGAATCATCAATAGAAAATTGGTACATATTACCAACATGAATAATATTATTTTCAATTAATTTATTATTATAAAACCCACAATAAAAATTAGCATCATATGTTTTTAATATATTTATATCTATTTTACTATTAATAAAATATGTGGTTATATCTTCTTCTATCTCGTTTATGATGTTGAATTTTTTAGGAATAAATCTTACATTATTTAATGTTAATGGTTTATATATTGGGATTATGTTATTACTATAATTTAATAAATGTATTAATTCAGTATCATAACCATCCAATATATATAATGGTAATAGTTTAGATAATTTATCAAATAATAATATTGTATTATTTAAAAGTTTTGTTGATATATTATCTGGGTTATTAAATATATTACCTAAATGTAAAAAAATATCACCAGGTTTACGATATTTTTTTACAGTATTAAAAAATATATTATTTATATATTCAAAATCAGACTTCTTATCATCAAATTTAGTGTTATTTAAAACCCATATTTTCATATTTTAAAATAGTTATTTATTTTTATTACTAATAATATAAAATAATTATAATTATAACCAACAACAAAATTCATAATGAATTTTATTATATTTGGAAATGGTAAAATAGCAACAATTATAATCGTTGATATAATTAGTAATATAAATAACCAAATTTCGAATGTTGATAAATCTCTCATAAATTAAATTCTTTTTTCATTTTTTCTAATAAATATTTAATGTTTTCTATTGGTGGTTTATTTTCAAATATTATATCAAATTGTTCAAAATCATCTAAATCTATTTCTGATGGGTGGTTTAAATTTCTATCATCACTTAAATTTTTCGGATTTCCAGATAGTCTTAATAAATATCCACCATGATTTAAAATTTGATATGCTTCATTTTTAAACCTAACATCTGTGATAATCACATTCTCACTATTTTTTATATTATTAAATAATGATAATATCCAAGCATTTTCATTTATGTTATCTCTAATAGCATCAGTACCCATTATTTGAAACATTTCCCCAACTGTCATACCCCATTCATCTAAATATTTAGATTTTATTTTTCTTGATAAAATTGTTCTCATATCAATACCTGTTAATATTGAAACCATTTTTTTAACATTATATGCAAATGATATTTTTTTAAATTTGTATTCTGGAAATTTTTTAATAATTTCTCTTGCTACTGTATCTTTACCAGTTCCTTTTTTTCCACTGATACCAATAATTAATCCTGCGTTATTCATCTATATAAATTTCTTTTTTTGCATCGAAAATTAATAATGCATCATCTGCGATTTCAAATAATACCATTTCAGAATCGTCATATACACCATAATATATTGTTCCAATTTCTGGAAAAACACTTTCATCATTAATTGAATTATAATATATTGTTCCTTCATCTTCTGAATAATACCATTTAAATTCGGTATAATCTTCAATGGGTAATACTTTTTTCCCACTTTCATAACCAAAATAATCATATATTTGGTTAACTATTTTAAAATATTTTTTTATTAATTTCATAAAGTATATATGATGTTTTTTCTTTTTTGTTTATATTAATTTTTAAGCGAAAATAATTTTTATATATAAGATATAAAAATAAACACAAATTATGAATATAGATGAATATTTTAATGAAATACAAGAATATATCAAACAAAACATAGATGATAAATCACAAATAGATAGTATCATTAAATATTTAGATGATGATAATATACAAGCTACGGTTAATCAAGATTATAATAATCAAATTTCAATTGAAGAATCTGCTGAAAAAATATTAAAAAATATTGATAACCAAAAAGTGGAAAATATTGAACCAAACATACTATCTGGTGAAAGAGGGGAAAACACTATGGAAGGTATGATTATAAAATTTAAAGATTTTAAATAAATCATAATGGGATAATGTAAAATTAATTTATATATTCACCATAAGGTTTAATGTAAATAACATCATTGTCTTTATTATAAAATGTAATAGTTGATTTAATGAATTTAGATGTATTCCACGGAGTATCATTTATATTAACTTTCGATCTTCTAATAGATTTTACTTTACCATATAATACATCACCATTTTTTTCAGCTTTGGCATATAATATATCCCTATTCACATAATCTTTTAATTTTACTAAATTTTTATAAATAGTTGGAATACCCATTTGATGGACATCTTTTAAATATGTTTTTATTATTTCTCTTTTTTTCTTTTTATTCTCTTCGGTGTTTATTATTGGATAAGATATTAATATATTATATGTTTCAGTTTTATTATCATATTTACCGATAGTCCACATAGTATTGTTTTCTAAGGGTATATTTGTTTTACAATGTATTTTATTTGAAAATTTTAATGTTTGAAAATTCCAGTGATCTGATAATCTTAAGGTATTTTCTAATGTCATATCCCAATTTTTCTCTTTACTATAAAAAGATTCACCAAATGGTGATTGGTAATAAACATCTCCCCAATTTTGTATTATCCATAATATAATTCTATAATCTAATGTATTTGGTAAATGTATAAACATCTTATGGATTGGTGTCTTTTTACCTTTTGTTTTACTACTTTCGAATATTTTGAAATTTGTTATCATAATTAATTTTTAGTTAAAATATTAGATAAATATTGATTCATATATATAGATTGTTCTGTAATCAATTCATCATAATCAAGATCGTCATTATTTATTTGAGTATTATTTATAGATTCATTTAATGGTATTTCACATATTTTATTATAAATAATATTTATCCCATTATATTCTGTTACACTTTTCTCAATATCTGTATCACATAATAAATCTATCTTTATATTATTTTCAAATATATTAATATCTTTTATTGCTTCATTATTACCATATTTTTCAATTAATTCTAATTTAGTGTTTTCTAATTTTTCTTTAAGTATTGTGTTTTCAATATTTTTATTTGGAATCTCCATTTCATCAATATATATTTCTTTGATTTTTTTTAATTCTGATGGAGATAACGAATATAATTCTTTTATACTTTTATATTTTTCTGATAAATTATCATTCCAATTAGAATATATATTAGCTAATATTTCAATTTTTTCATCAATTATAATATTTACTTGTTCATTTATCATATTATTCACACTATCATTATTTTGAATAGGTGTTTTTTCTCTTTTATAATTATAATGTATATAATCTTCTTCAAATCTTTTAAGTCTCATAAAGATATATATTATTTTTTTATAACCAATTTTTATTATAATAATTAGTTGCTTTTATTGTTTTTGTCGCATTATCTGCTAATATTAAAAATTGTGATTCTTTTATAATATTTTCTTTTATTATATTTTTAATCATTAATTCTGGTATAATATCATTAAATATTCTTAGATTTGAATATTTAATATTTGAACCTTTTATTTGTAATTTAGTATCAATATTAAATTCAACTGGTTCAATTGTTGTTGATTTTTCATTTAATAATATCAAATCTGTTGATTTTGTTGATTGTACGTTGCTTACTGGTTTAAATCCATCTGAAATAACACTATATGTATCAGCACTATTAGATACATCTACTAATTTTCTTTCATGGGATTGTTCATTTATATAAACTACTTGTATATTTCCATTTCGAGTATATAGTTTCATATCTAAATTATGTTGCTGTTGATTTAAATTAATAACACCTATATACCAAATATTTGTTAATAATTTTTCTTCTAAATTATATGTCATATCATTAAGTTTCATGATTAAATTTGTTCCATTATAATATATATCATAACCTAAATCATCTTTATAATTATTTAATAAATTAAATTTTTGATTTGTTGGTACACTATAAGCATTAAATAATTTATTTGATATTCTTGAGTTTTCATCATATTCATTATTTATTTTAAACCAAAATATAAAACTCCTATTATCTGATTTGATTAATTTATCTCCTTTTTTATAATCAATTGCGACTTTATTATATAATGATTTATTTGATAAATTATATATACTTTTTACTGGTGTAAAATCATCAATAATTAGTGTTTCTTGTTCAATATCAACACCATTATATATTTTATGTCTTATAAAATCCATTGTGGTTGGTTTCATTTGGATTTTATTTGAAATTTTATCATTTTCAGCATCAATTTCATTTTGAAATAAATCATCAATTGTTGAGTTATCTGTTAATTCATCAATTAATTTTTTACTTTCTTGATGAACATTACGTATATTTGTTTTATATTCATATTTTTCTAATATTATTTTATAATATGTTGCAGCATTCATAATATCTTTAAATGCTTGTGCGTGTTTAATATAATATAGCATATTTGTTTGACATATATCAATAATATCATCTTCTGCTGGTCTTCTAGTTATACCAAATGTTTTTTTAAATTCATCTTTCATAATATGTATTTCAAATGTATCGAATAAATCTAAATTAAAATTATTGATTATTACAGATTCTACTGGAAATTTATTATCTGGTACAATAATTCTTAATCGCTTAACATCAACAATATTTTTTAGGGTATATTCGTGTAACATTACATCCTCACCATTCCCATCTGGGTCAGTGATATGATAATTAACATCCCAACCAAACATTTCTGTAATTTGATTCCCTAACATATTTGCAAAATCAGTAATATTCTTTTGATTATATGGATTCCAATAACTCCCACTATTAGATGCATTTTCTTTATCTAATTCATTTGCTGTGTTTTCACTATATGAAGAGCACGAATTTAAAAATTCTGAACAATTGCTATTGTTATTATTATATCCACCATTTCCATTATTACTCCCATTATCCCCACCACCATTCATAGCAGCAACAACACAATCTTCTTTTAAACCATATTTATTTGTTTTTAAATAATTAGCTGACACATTTTGAAAATCACCAACCAATAAAATATCATATACTATTAATGGTGTTCCTAAATTTTTAATCAAATATTCTACTTTTGCAAATCTTAATGGGTTTAATTTAGTAGCAGCAATATTTTCTGTTGTTAGTGGTGTCCATTTAGTATATGTTCTATTATTATCTTGTGTAAACCTATATTTAATATCAACATTATTATGATTAGATAATAAATTATAATCTTCTAATTTAAATATTTTATAAATATCTTCTGGTGCTAAAATTATTTCATCTCCAGAATTTGGTAAAATGAATGTTTCGTCAGTTGTATTTAAAACATATTCCCCACTAATTTTGATATTATTTACTTCTAAAATAGAAGTATTAGGAATACCATTATCAACAGTAATAATATAATATAATTCTAATATCAATTCTTTTTCTGGATCAATAACATCATTAATAGTATCAATATTTTCTACACCCATACAAGAAAAAGTTAATCCACTATTTATAATATCATTTAATGGTATAAGTTCACTCCAAACATCACCATATTTATATTTTAAAAATTTAGTAAAATATTTGTTTTTAGATTCATTAAATGTATCATCACTAAATGTTTTTATATCAATTATACCCTTAACAGACTCTGATCTAAATTTATAACCATTATCCTCTATTTTTTGAGGTCCATCATACCAATTTATAGAATATGTTTCATCTATTTTTTTGCTAAATATATATTTTAAGTTGGGCATATTTTCAAGAATTTAATTTAATATATATATAAAACAAACATTTTAGAAAATGAGAATAAAGAAAAATAGCTTATTACCACCAACAAGCAACGAAATTACATTTAATAATAATTGTTTAATAGCAAGGGAAGGACCAAATATTTCAGGTAAATTATCATTGTCAAGTATGTTAGTAAAATATGATTCGTTTTTCTCTTCAACAATGATATTACAACCAAAAGATAAATATAAACCAATAATGTATGGTTTCTTGGGAACAAATGTTACATTTGTTGCAATTATACCAGATTACAATATTAATCCACAAATGTGTCCAGGGGATAATTTTATTGAATATTATTATGAAGATCAACCACTTGTAACTAGAATATTTACAGATATTCTAATTTTATCTGGGAATGAAGCACACAGAATACCCCAATTATATGTTTATAATCCAAGTGATAATGTTGTAACATTGAATATTATGGTAGCAAATGTTGATAATAATGAAATAAGTACTATACTTAATCCTGAATTTGAAGTTATTAGTGGATTAGCATATAATTCAATAATTAGTAATAAAATAGAAAACCCAACATGTACTGGCTCAACACAATTTGAAATATTAGATTTAACAGACAATATACAAATGATAATAGATTATTCTACAATTGATATAATGGAGATAAAAGATAATGTAATTACTATCACAACAACATCTGATACTCCAATTAAATTAGAATTTTTAAATAATTTTAATGCAAATCAAGCATTTTCGAGAATGAATTGGGTATATGAAAGTCAAGCATTTAGGTTCTTAACAAAAACATATCCACATATTGATATAACACCACCATTAATTACGTGGAATACTACATATGGTGATAATGAAATAAATCCATTAAGAATAAATATTGGTGGTTCAACACAATACCCTATTACTAAGAATTTTCTAATAAATCAATTTATTGATAAAGTAGAAGATTATGATGGTAATAATTCACCAGTAGAATTTATAAGTAAATATGATGGTATTGTTATTATACAAGATATTAATAATGGATTAATGATAGATGAAATAGTAAAAGATGGTAGATATAATGTGACATTTACATATCAAGATATAGCTACAAATAAAGTTAATAAAACAAGATATGTGGTTATTGATTCACTTGGTCCAGAAATAAGATTCACACCAAATGTATCAGATATATATCCAAATATTACTATGAATTTAGCTGATACAACACAAACACCAAACACAATATGTTATAATGATTTATTAAGACACACTGTTGATTCTGTTTGGGATGATGTAGATGGTTATATAGATAAAACAGATCAAGAGTATTTTTCTATTCATGTTTTATCAGGAGGTACACCAATAAATACCCCAAGTGGTATTACGTGTGTTGATGGTATAACACAAAAAGGTGATTATGATTTAATTTATACTGCAAAAGATACAGGTAATAATTGGACAATTATAACAGGTAATACATTAAAAGTTATTGATGATAGACCAATTGTTATATTCAATAATAATGCAAATGGCTCAACAATTACAATGAGTGGATTATTACAATATACATATACTGATATTAGAAATTATTCATTAGCATCAGTAACTAGTGTGTATGGTACAAACATAGATTACAATAAAATAGAATTATTTATGCCAAATGATTTAAGTGGAACATCATATATAGCAACATCTGGTGAAACTGGTTATAATATTTCAGATATACACTCTAATGGTGGTTTTATTACTCAATATGTTGTAACAAGTGGTGTAACATCTAATATAATTGAACCATTTTTAAGAAGTGATACTATAATAAATGATTTAGGAGAATATGAAGTAATATTTATTGTTGTTGATAGTGAGGGTCACAGTATAACACATACTAAAAAACTGATAATAGTATAATATAATGGTATATGATTTAAATAATTTTGTAAAGACACCAAACCCTGGCGATAGGGTAATATTTATTTACGATCCAAATAATGTCGTCACTATGACGATAGATCCATTTTCTTCAACATTTTTCCATAAATCAAAATACGTATATGTATTGACTGATGGTAGAATGGATATTAATAATGTGTTAGAATTTGGGTCAGTTAATATTGCAGTTGATGCAGTTGCAAAATTAAATGATGTAAAAAAACAATTTATTGATGGTCTTAGTGACCAATGTGGTCTTGACCCAAATTATTTTACTAGTGGTGAAACAGAACAGCGATATGTAAATATAGTTGGTGATACAATGACTGGAAATTTAGCAATAACTCCACTTAGTTTTTTTGGGGGGGATATGTATGAAAAAAATACAAATATAGATTCGAGTGGTAAGCTTATAATTGGAAATCAATTTAGGATACAAAAAACTAATGTTAATTCATCTATATTTGTTGATAGCTTTTTAAAAACGGAGTCATATTCAACATTGTGGTTTTATACTGTAAAGGATGGTGTTAATTTAAGAACTGGGCAAATATCTGCAGTTTGGGAAGATACTGGTAATGAAATTGCTTTTTCTCATACTACAACAAATTCAATAAATAATACAAATAATATTGATTTTACAGTCGATATGGATAATGGTAATAATTATGTTAGATTATTCGCAACAGTTACATCTGGTGATTGGAAAATTAGAATTTTAAGAATATTCATATAAAAAAATTTATATATAAGATATAATCTGGATAGTGAAAGATAAAAAAAAATAATTTAAAAAAAATATGGCACATGAACAAATAATTAGAAATGGATTAATTGTAGATAAGATTTTTAGCTTTTTATCTAATCCATCAGTTTTTGTAAGTGGTATTACAACATCTGGTCCACTTGTTGATCGAAGTAATATTGTTACAGAAAAAGCAATAAAATCAACAATCGAACATATCACATTAAGTGATTTATCTGGAGTTACCTTTGGAATAGCTAATATAGATGATATATTGGTGTTTGATGGTAATGAATGGATTTCAACTGGGTTATCATCATTGACAGGAGATTTTTATTCTAAATCAGAAGCAGATACAAGATTTGTTAATGCAAGTGGTGATTCAATGACTGGAAATTTAACACTAAATGGTGGAAACATCGTTATGACTGGAAATGAAACAGTTGATGGGGTTGATATATCTACATTTAAATCCTCATATGATACTTTTGTTGGAACTACATATGTAAATAGAACATTAGGTCAAATATCTGATGTAACAATATCTAGTGTTGCGAATAATGATTTTATTAGATGGAATGGTTCTGCTTGGGTTAATGTAACAACATCAATAGCATTAAATAACTATTATACTAAATCAGAAGCAGATACAAAATTTATAGATGCTACTGGTGATTCAATGACTGGAAATTTAACACTAAATGGTGGAAACATCGTTATGACTGGAAATGAAACAGTTGATGGTGTAGATATTTCAGAATTTAAATCAAATTATGATAATAGAAGTTTATCTGGAAATACTGATGTTACATTAACATCTCCAACAAACACACAATTATTACAATATAATGGAACTGATTGGGTTAATGTTGATGCAAGTTCTGTTGTAACTAATTCATATACAAAAACAGAATCAGATAATAAATTTGTGTTTGTTTCTGGGGATACAATGACCGGAGAATTAATTATTAATCCTTCTAGTGGAACAAAAGCATTAACAACAATAGGTGATGTAACAATTATTGGTGATTTATATGTTTCAGGTATAACAACAACTATTGATTCTGTTAATACTACACTTAAAGATAATTTATTATTATTAAACTCTGGTGAAACTGGTGCTGGTGTATCTAATGGTACTGCTGGTTTCTTAGTAGATAGAGGAACATTAAGTGCAGTAACATTAATATATGATGAAGCAACATTTACAATAAGAGCGGGTGAAACAACATCAACAATAACGGATAATTCTATTGATTTAACACATACTGTTGCATTGGCTACTATATTGGATTATAATCAAATGACTGATAATAGTTTCACTTTTTATAAAAAACATTCTGCAACAAATGGGATATTAATGAACCTTTCTGGTTTTACGATTGATTCTAATGGTGACTTAAAACTTGAAGGGTTGAATATTGTAATGAATGGTACTGAAACAGTTGATGGTGTAGATATATCTACATTTAAAAGTGCTTATGATACTTTTGTTGGAACTACATATACTAATAGAAAATTAGGACAAATATCTGATGTTGTTACAACCGGAGTAGCTAATGATGATATATTAGCATATAATTCAACATCAGGAAACTGGGAATTAACAACAGTTGGAACATTAGCTGGGGATTTCTATACTAAAATAGAATCAGATACAAGATATGTAAATGTTACTGGTGATACTATGAGTGGAAATTTAACAGTTCCAAAATTAATTGCTACAACATTAACATTAAATTCTCACAATGTTTCAGATATATTGGATGAAGATGATATGAATAGTGATTCTAATTCAGCATTAGCGACACAACAATCAATTAAAGCATATGTTGATGATTCTATTACAGCAATTGATTTAGATAAAGCGTTATCAGGATTAACAGATGTAACTATCACAAGTATTGCAGCAAATGATTTTATTAGATGGAATGGAACTGAATGGGTAAATGTTGCAACAACAACAATACTATCAGATTATTATACTAAATCTGAATCAAATAATAGATTCTTAAATCTTGATGGATCAGTTGCAATGACAGGTGATTTAGATATGGGTAGTCAAGCTATAACAAATGTTGGTAATGTTGATGGTGTTGATATATCAACATTAAAATCAGATTATGATACTTTTGTTGGAACTACATATATTAATAGGACATTAACACAAATATCAGATGTAACTATTACAAGTGCAAGTGATGTAGATGTGTTAGTATATTCTGGTTCAACCTGGGTAAATAAATCTCTTACATCTCTTGTAGATGATAAATATGTAGATGTTGCCGGAGATACAATGACTGGAGATTTAACTATTACACCATTATCTGGAACTGGTGAAAGATTAGTTACAGTTGATACAAATGGAAAATTAACAGAAAGTAATGAATATATTTATAAAGTTTCTCAATCTAGTATTGGTGCTGGTGATACAACAGTTGACACAATTGATAAATTACTTAGTAAAGGTGCAACTTGGGAATATGTTATAGATAGTGGAACAGCACTAAGAGTAGGAATAATTACTGCAGTTTGGTCTGGAACAAATGTTGATTGGAATGAAACAACTACACCAGATGTTGGTGGTTCTACTCTTGATGTAGAATTTAAATTAGAAATAAGTGGATCAAATGTTATTATTGAAACAGTAGTGGCTAATGGAACTTGGTCAATTGATTTAAACAGACACATGATAGGATAACCTATTCAATTTAATAAAATAAAAAGAGAGATAAATATTTATCTCTCTTTTTATTTATAATAATCTTTTAACATGAGATGTAAATACTCCATTATCATCACGAGTATAAGATACTTTATCTAAATACATCAAATCAAAATCATCTATTGAAAAAAATTCATCTAATTTTAATTTTTGTGATATATTTTGGTTTTTAGATATTCTAACTAAATCATTTAAATCAATTATATTTTTTAAATAAAATTGTGCTTTTTGTTTATTCTTTTTTTGTAATTTTAAAAATAATTTATTCCATAAAAATACACCATATCCATCTTTTAACATTTTAGTTGCTATTGAAATCCCAGCAGCATCATTATCATAAAAGAACCTCAAAATAATATCTTCACTAGCTTCAAGTAACGATAAAACATCATTTGTTGAATTAGCACCAATTAATCCAATCGAATTTGGAAAAAATAATGAATCAATAAAACCTTCAAATACCGACACTACTTTTTCAAAATCAACATTTAGAATATTATACATATGAGATAATTTATTATATGCAATAGCTTCTTGTTCATCTAATGGTTCTTCTGGGTGCATATAATTATATAATTCTTCAAATTCAACAATTTTATAAAAACGTTTACTTTTATCATCAACTAGATTTCTTAATTGAATACCAAGTATTTTATTCATACTTAAAGACATATTTAATGAAATCATAACTCTTGTTTCAAATACGTTTTTACCCTCTTTAAATACTCTATAAACTCCTTGTAATATCATTTTTGTCTTAGGTATATATCTTTCAAGATATAAATATTGTCCAACATGTGAATTTGGTTCAACTATTTTAATATCGACCAACCAAGAATTTTTTCTATTATTAAAGTATTCCATAAAATCATCAACATCAATTAATTTATCCATCTCTTCCATAATATAATCATTATTATTATTAGTGAAAGATATATTTTCATCAATATATTTATATAGATTTATTTTCTCATTTAAATCTATTTTCTCATTGAAATTGTCACATAATTCTGTAAATGATATTCTAGTATCACAATTAAAACATACGTATTTTGCATTTTTAAAATAAAAATTTCCTCTTTTTTTATGTCGCCCATTCCATTTACTTGAATCCCCACAAATTGGACACGCACAATTAAACCTATCACTGAAAGGAACTATCTTCTTTTTTTCTGGTTCAGTGTGTGTTTTATCTAAAATTTTTTGTAACTTAGATTTTATATATTCTTTATTTAATTCTGTTTTTTGTTCTGACATATTTATTATATGATAAAAATATTAAATTGTTTTAATATAAACTTTTTATTTTTATGTATATATAAGTGTCTCTGCTCGAATGGTGGAATTGGTAGACACGTTGGACTTAAAATCCAATGACTATTGCAGTCGTGCGGGTTCAAGTCCCGCTTCGAGTACAAATATTAAAATTATGATTTCCACGAAAGAGGAATACTATTATAATTTAGTGTATTATTACAACCATAGAAACAACTATAATAAATAGATGGGGTGTGAGTATTCCATAAATCAGGAACATCTGTGGATATTGAAGAATCTCGTGCAAATGTTCTTGAAAAATCATCAACAATAGTATTATAATAAAATAATGAATTTGGTATATTTACTAATGCTATACAACTTTTAAATGTGGCATTAAACGATTCAACCAAAGTATTATTATTAAATATATTATCTGGTATAGATAATAATGATTCACACATATTAAATGTTTCTTTAAATGATGTGACAGCACTATTATTATCAAATAAGCCACTTGGGATACTTGTTATATCAGTCTTATCAAAAATACCCTCAAATGATGTGACAGCACTATTATTATCAAATAAGCCACTTGGAATACTTGTTATTTCTGTATTTTTGAATGTGTCTATAAATGTTTCTACTTTTATATTATTATCAAATAATCCACTTGGTATGTTAGTTATCCCACCATGATTAATAACTGAGAATGTGGACATAAATGTTTCTGCGTTAATATTATTATCAAATAGACCACTTGGAATATTCGTAAGATTTTCGTTCCATGCAAATGTACCAACAAAATTTGTTGCATTAATATTATTATCAAATAATCCACTTGGGATATTTGATATATTTGTTTGTATAAATACGTGTGAAAAATTTGTTGCATTAATATTATTATCAAATAGACCACTTGGAATATTGGTTATATCTGATGCTGCAAATACTTTATAAAAACTTGTAACTAATGGACTATTACTAAATATATTACTTGGTATTGTGTTTAATTTAGAATAACTAAAAGTACTTATAAAGTCTGTAATTTTTTCTAAACCAGTATTATCTAAAGGGATTTCATTTAATACATCACTTGCTATTTTTATTCTCTTTAAATTTGAAATGTCTGATATTCCCCACGATAGTACTTTATAAATATGTTTTCTTGAATAAAATTCAAAATCTAATGATTCAATTTCCCCATATATTTTTAAATTATATGATCCAATATCATAATGATGAGTTATACTATTACCACTACCAATTTGTGTAGTTTGTGTTGATGTTCCATCACCCCATGAAAATTCTGCTTTATATTCATACCCAGTTCCCAATAAAACCGAAAAATCCATAGGGTTATCAAAAATTAACCTCAGTGATATATAACTACTTTTATTAATTTTAAATGTATTTATTCTATTTCCGTTTATAGATATACTTCTATCTGTATTTTGTATTTTTAATCCCATGTGATGATATATTTTTTTTTTAAACTTTTGAAATTTTTTTAAGCTATTATATATAAATTAATAAAACCATAATGAAAGTAATAGATAAAATAAAACAAATACATGAAGATTTTAATTCATATGTTAAACAGTCTAATAAAAAAATAATAAAACGCACTAAAATAAGTGATATTGAAGATGTATCATTTTTAAAAAATATTGGGTTTACTAATTCTACACCAGTAATAAAATACTGAAAAAATAATTAAAAAAGAAAATCATAAAAACACAAAGATAAAAAATGATAATTTATCTTTATTAAAAGCAAAAGAATATTATATTAAATATGGTTTACCGTGTGTATCTCAAGATATGGTAGAAAAAATATTAAATAAATATAATTTGGTTATGGTGGGGTAGAAGATTATGTTGGAGATATACCAAAGAAAAATATTAATGATTTAAAAAAATTCAAAGGAATAAATGATGAAGATATACCGTACTCTATTCATGTGGATGAAGAATTGAGTGAAGATGAATATTTTATTAATTATATGAAATATTTTGATCAATATAATTTATTGGGTTTATTACCATTTAATGTAGAATATGATGAAAATAGTGAAAAATATAAAATCATATCAAAAAATATCAAAAGATTTATTGATAAAAAATCAGTAGATAAGCTAATTATATCTAAAGCCACAAATTTAAGAATTGTTTGTCCAATAACAGATATAAAAATATACAACCATACTGATAGGTTACATAGTATTATACCATTTGAAGCAGCAAGAGTTTACGCAGAAGATATTTTAGATCCAATAGTTTTATTACCAATAAAAGGTCCAAAAAGATATAATATAAATGGGAATCAAGAATATTATAATACTCCAATGTATTTAGTGTTAACAATGTGGGGGTTAGAAAGCTTTGATTGTGTTCTTAACCCAGATGGTATTGCAAAAATTAATATTTTAAATTAAAAAAAATAAAAAATATAATTAAAGAAGAAAGAATAGTAAATGTAATTTACCCATATGGTGATTATGATTTATTGACAACCAGTATCATATGTGTTTTTTGAGTTTCAAAAACAATTAGATAATCTTGAAAACGATAAGCAAAGAATTATCATTGATATGTTTCAGCGAGTATTTGAGTCTATAAAAATAATTAATGGTAATATATCAATGGAACACAATGGATTAATAGAAGAATTATCCTTAATGGTAAGTGCAACAAATTTTAATGAAGATATGTTGAATTATATAATCAATATTAAAATTAATAAAGACTCACTGTTATATACTTATGATGAAAAAATAGACATTAGAAGAGTTAAACAACATTTAAAAATAAAAATAATTGAAAAATATTTAAAAAATATATTAATATATTAAAACTTTTTATTATCTTTACACTATAATATAAATTAGAAAAAGAAAAAATAGAAAAAAACGACTTTTTTTAATAAATATATATAAAAGTTCAAAAGATATAAAACTTTTACTTATCTTTGCACTATAATAAAAACAACAATTAAATAAATAGAAATAATGAAAAACACAATTAAACATATTAGCATTTTTAGTCATAAGTGGTCGAGCTTTATCTCGTTTCGCAATGGACTTGGAATATCTGATAGTTAAATTGTATTATAAATATAACTAAAACTAAAATGAAAACCTCCAAGTTTATTAAAACTTGGAGGTTTTTTTATATACGTAAGTTGCCGAGTGGACAAAGGTGCTGGATTCCAAACCCAGTCCGAAAGGTTCGTGGGTTCGAATCCTACCTTACGTGCTAACAAAGAATGGAGGATTGGCAGAGTGGTCGATTGTGATAGTCTTGAAAACTATTGATGGTAACACATCCGAGAGTTCGAATCTCTCATCCTCCTCAAATGGAAAGTGAAGCAGCAGCATTGGAGCAGCGACTAGTCTTGAAAACTAGGTGTCGGATTTATTTCTGACTGGGGGTCGGGTCCTCCTCTTTCCGCAATAACAACTGGAGAGTTGTCAGAGTTGGTTTATTGTGCTACCCTGCTAAGGTAGTGTGGGTTACACCACCGAGAGTTCGAATCTCT